TTTTATCACCTCACAATATGATTAAGTGAAAACACTTTTAATTGACGGAAATAATCTCTATATGATTGGGTATAACGGAGTTAGAGATTTGTTTTCACAGAATGAACACATCGGTGGAATTTACCACTTTATTAATACAATCAAAAAGTTTTTAGAAGAACATAATTACGACAAGGTGATTGTGTTTTGGGATAGTGAATCCAACACTTCTATCAGAAAACAAATTTATCCTACTTACAAGGCGAATAGAAAAAACGAGATGAGTGAAGAACAATACGATTCTTATCTTCACCAAAGACAAAGAGTAAAACAGTATTTAGAAGAAGTATTTGTAAGACAACTTGAAGTTCCCGGAAACGAAGCGGATGATTTAATTGGACAATACTGTAAGATTGCATTAGATGAGAATATAACCATCTTCTCTTCAGATAAGGACCTTACACAGCTCATATCAGAAAGAGTCCAAATTTACTCTCCTATTAAGAAAGAATACTATAAATTAGGTGATAAGATATCACTTAATAAAGTTGATATCCCCCATCAAAATGTGTTATTAACAAAAGTATTTGTTGGTGATAAGTCAGATAACATCTGTGGTATTGAGGGTTTAGGTGAAAAAACTTTGGTTAAGTTATTCCCTCAAATGCTGACAAAATACATCACTATAACCGAATTATTGGATAATGCTCGTATTTTACAGCAAGAAAAAAAACCACCAAAAATATTAGAAAAAATTTTGACTGGAACCTCAAAAAATGGTATACTTGGTGAAGAGTTCTACAACACAAATTTAAAGATTGTGGATTTAGGAAATCCACTTGTCACAGATGAGGCAAAAGAATTAGTGGAACAGGTGTATGGAGATACAATTGACCCCACAGATAGGGGATACAAGAATCTAATGAAAATGATGCTTGAAGACGGACTCTTCAAGTATCTACCAAAAGATGATAACGCATGGGTTAATTTCTTGAGACCCTTTTTAAAACTTACAAGAAAAGAAAAAAGAATAATCAACAAAAACTAAAATAAACATGAAAGAGCAACAAGACAGCACAAAACTCGAGTTTCTTTTGACACTGAATGACAACATCATTGTTCAAAGATTTTTTAACGTGAGAGGGTTCAACCCAAAGGCTAAAAACTCATTAGAGTTATATAGCTTCATGAAAAGTATCAAAGAAAGTCTGAGTTATGACTTGAAAATGAAAACAGTTATCTATATGATGGATAACAAAGACGCGATAATGCATGACCCAAATGTGATGAGCACTTCTTACACAGATGATGCGGAATACTTCAATCTTTATGTGAAGTTGGGAGAACAGACAATTTGTCACAGAATTTTCGACGGAAAGATGTTTCCACCAAAAGTTCGTTATACGGTTGACGTAAGACCGTTCTTGAAAGAAATCTTGAGAGGATTGACTGACATCTTTTCAGATTACAAACTAACTTACAAATATTTGGATTATCAGTTGGCTTAAAAGATATTTATCAATAAAAGGGGGCACCATACATTATGAAAAAAAACTTTGATTATTTAGGGAACACATTTCAGATTCAGTTGATTAGTCAACTCATTATCGACAAATCATTTGCGAATTCAATAATGGATGTTTTGGACCCCAACTACTTTGATAACAAGTATTTCAAAATCATTATCCAATTAACAAAAGAGTATTACAAAAAGTATGAATCAACACCATCTTTTGATACCCTTGAACAACTAATTAAGTCAGAAATTACTCAAGAATTGGTTGCTAAGATTGTGTTGGATACCTTAAAACAAGTAAAAGATGCTCCGTTTGAAGGAAGCATGTTTGTCCAAGAAAAGGCATTAAAATTCTGTAAACAACAAGAATTACAGAAGGTAATGGAGAAGGCTCAGAAAATAATTTCTGAAGGAGATTTTGAATCTTATGACAAGGTGGAGGGTTTAGTTAGAGATGCTTTACAAGTGGGACAAACAGATAATGGTATAACAGATATCTTCTCGGGTTTGGATGAAGTTTTGAATGAAGATTACAGACATCCGATACCTATGGGAATCCCCGGAATTGATAAATTACTTAAAGGTGGACTGGCGAAAGGTGAGATAGGGGTTATACTTGCACCAACCGGAGTAGGTAAAACAACTATCTTAACCAAAATCGCAAACACGGCTTTCAATCTTGGATACAATGTTCTTCAAATATTTTTTGAAGATAATCCAAAAATTGTTCAGAGAAAACACTTCACTCTTTGGACGGGAATTGAACCGGACAACCTCAACCAACACAGAGAAACTGTGATGTCTAAAGTTGAAGAGATTAAGAACACAATGCAAAACAGACTGATTTTACAAAAGTTAGCATCTGACACATACAATATGACCAATATTAAAAATATGGTTAGAAAGATGATTGCGGATGGAACAAAGATTGATTTGATTATGTTAGATTACATTGATTGTGTTACCCCTGAATCATCAAGTAAAGATGAATGGAAGGCGGAAGGTTCTGTAATGAGAGGGTTTGAAGCTATGTGTCACGAACTAAATTTGGTAGGATGGACCGCAACTCAAGGAAATAGAAGTTCAATTTCATCTGAGGTTGTAACAACAGACCAAATGGGAGGTTCAATTAAGAAAGCACAAGTTGGACACGTAATTATATCAATCGCTAAAACTCTTCAACAAAAAGAACTTAACTTAGCAACAATTGCTATCACAAAATCTAGATTGGGTAAAGATGGTGTAGTGTTTGAGAATTGTAAATTTAATAATGAACTACTTGAGATAGACATTGAGTCCTCCGTAACATTCTTAGGATTTGAAGAACAACAAGAAGAAAGAAAAAAAGAAATGGATTGACTGAAATAAGTAAAATAATACTCATAGAACCCCTCCCTTTTTTAATGGAAGACCTCAAAACATGTTATAGTGAATTAAATAAAAGGCATGAGATACATTTTTTAAACATTGGTATAGTAACACAAGACAATCTTCAAAACAATAAAATGACAATTATATCAGATAAAAATTCTGAGAGTGAATTAAAAATTACAAGTCCTTTAGCGTCATTTGTAAATAGAAAATCAATAGACGGAGATGCTCAAAAAATGACTATTGAAGTGAAAACAAAAACCTTCAATTCTCTTTGTGAAGAATTACAGTTGATTGAAATTGAAGAATTACATGTTGATACCGAAGGATATGACTATGAAATACTTTTAAGTATTAATACTGATACAATTAAAATAAAAAAAATATATTTTGAAATATGGGCGTTCAATGAAGATGATATCAATGGTTTAATAAATACAGGTAGTAATTTACTTCCAAAAATTGAAAATAAATATATTGACTACACGAAAGAAATTGTATCAATGGACAGAATGCCAACATATTATTATTATAAAAATTAAGATATTAAATATCTTGTTTTTCCAAAAAAAACTTATTATTTTTTAATAGAAATTGAGGTCGCTTTATCGGCGACCTTATATTTAATATTAAATAACTCTTTTTTAATTAAAAAATGAATATAACAAATTCAGTGGAGAATATATTATCAGTCGACTGCCCGGTGTGTGGTAAATTAAAAACTTACAAAACAATAAAGGGATATAACAAATGTAAAACCAAACCTTGTAAAAGTTGTGCTAATTCACTTAAAAACGGTGGTGATGGTAATATTCATCCTTTTGATGGGTTAAAAAAATGTGTCAAATGTGATGAAGTAAAATCAGTAGATTTTTTTCATCGGTATAAGAAAACCAATAGATATCATAGTTTGTGTATGGAATGTAAAAAACAGGCATTTAGAAATTACCAAAAAGAATTTGGTAGGTTCGCCAGACACGGAATTACTAAAAATGACTATGAAGAAATGTATAAAGAACAAAATGGAGAATGTTTTACCTGTGGAGTGAATTATGATGTTTTATATATAGACCATAACCACACAACAGGTTTAGTTAGAAAGCTACTATGTAGGGATTGTAACTCGGCGTTAGGATTATTAAAAGAAAATAAAAAAACAATAAACAATTTAATTAAATATTTAGAAAATTATGGAAATATCTAGTCGCATTTTAAGTGAAATAACGGTGCACATGAAATATTCAAAATACCAACCTGAGTTAAAAAGAAGGGAAACTTGGTATGAATTAGTAACAAGAAATATGGAGATGCATATCAAATCGTATCCCCATTTAGAACAAGAGATAAGAGACAACTATCAGTTCGTCTATAATAAGCAGGTGTTACCATCTATGAGGTCAATGCAATTTGCGGGTAAACCAATTGAAAATGAAAGAACAAGAAGATGGTTGGTTGCAGATTCAATTGAAGGTTGGGCCGACGCTGTTAAAGTATTGGTTAAATCATATTTCTTTGGAGGTTCAAAGATTGAATTTGATTTCAGTGATATCAGACCAAAGGGGGCGAGACTAGTAACATCAGGTGGTAAGGCACCAGGTCCTCAACCACTTAAAGAGTGTTTGATTAAACTTGAAGGTATATTAGAGGCAAAAGAAGATGGAGATAGGTTGAGTCCAATAGAAGCCCACGATATGATTTGTCATATTGCTGACGCGGTTCTTAGCGGAGGCATCCGGAGGGCAGCTCTGATAAGTTTGTTCTCTGCAACAGATGATGAAATGATTAGTTGTAAATCAGGTGCTTGGTGGGAAAAACATCCACAAAGAGGTAGAGCAAATAACTCGGCATTATTACTCCGTCACAAAATCACCAAAGATTATTTTATGGACCTTTGGAAAAGAATTGAGGCAAGTGGTGCGGGAGAACCCGGAATTTATTTCACAAATGATAAAGATTGGGGAACTAACCCTTGTTGTGAGATTGCTTTAAGACCGTTTCAATTTTGCAACCTTTGCGAAGTAAATGTTTCAAATGTTGTAAATCAAGAAGATTTTGAATCTAGAATTAAAGCTGCTACGTTTATAGGAACATTACAAGCAGGATATACAAACTTCCACTACCTTAGACCAATTTGGCAAAGAACAACTGAAAAGGACGCCCTTATTGGAGTATCAATGACAGGTATTGGTTCAGGCGCTGTATTGGCTTTGGATATGAAAACCGGAGCAAAGATTGTTAAAGCGGAGAACGAGAGGGTTGCAGGATTATTAGGCATCAATAAGGCGGCAAGAACAACAACTGTTAAACCTGCCGGAACAACATCATTAACGCTTGGAACCTCTTCAGGTATTCACGCTTGGCACAATGAATATTATATAAGAAGAGTTAGAGTTGGAAAAAACGAGGCAATATATGGTTATTTGAGAGACAATCACCCCGAGTTGATTGAAGATGAATACTTCCGTCCACACGACACAGCAGTCATTGGTATCCCACAAAAAGCTCCGGAAGGTTCTATATTGAGGAATGAATCACCAATTCAATTGTTGGAAAGAGTTAAAAGAGTTCATATGGAATGGATTAAACCCGGACACAGAGGTGGTAGCAACTCACATAATGTATCTGCAACAATTTCAGTAAGGGAGCATGAATGGCCTGCTGTAGGTGAATGGATGTGGACTGAACGTGAACATTATAATGGTTTATCTGTACTCCCCTTCGACGGAGGAAGTTATACCCAGGCACCTTTTGAGGACTGTACCAAAGAAAAATACGAAGAGTTAATGGAAACACTAAAAGATGTTGATTTATCTAAAATAGAAGAATTAGATGATGATACACAGTTAGGTGCGGAACTCGCGTGTAGCGGTGCGGGATGTGCGGTAGTATAATAAAAAATAAAAATTACATAAAGCCGGGTGAATTACCCGGCTTTTTCTATTATAGGTGATATTTATAGTAAAACACCTATAATGTTATTAAAAGAAAATGCAATAAGAAAAGAAAGAATCTATAAAGGTAAAAATAGATATTATAATTTTATTTTCCTATGTTCTGGCTGTGGTAAAGAATTAAATGTTCAATCCTCTTCACTTAAAACACACTCAGGTAAGTGTATGAGATGTACACAACTAAAAGAGCCGTATAAATACATTTATAATGAGTTGAAATTACATAAAAAAAGAACTACTCCGGTTGAATTAACATTTGAAGAATTTCTTGAAATAATTAAGTCGAGAGAATGCCATTATTGTGGTGAAAAATTGATTTATGAAGAGTATTCTAGGGTTTGGGGTAAAACAAATAGTAGGGCACATCAACTTGATAGGAAAAATAATGATTTAGGTTATACAAAAGATAACGTTGTTACTTGTTGTTGGGAGTGTAATAGATTGAAATCAGATAGATTTACTTATGAAGAATTCATTCAGTTATCACCAATCTTAAAAAAAATAACAAATGAAAGAAAACAAAAAGGAACAACCTAAACTTCTCCCTTCTTATTATTACTATAACGAACAAGGGTTATTTGTTTTCACAGAAGAATACCATAAAAATAGAGGATACTGTTGTGGAAATAATTGTTTGCATTGTTGTTTTGAACCTAAAGCGCAAAAAGGGAATACTACAATAAAAAAATAATCAACATATATTTATAACATATGGCAGACGGTATTACATATGGTATAAATTTTCCCTTTAGAGATTCTTTGACTGGTGAGTATTTACAACTTACACAATATCAAAAGGACGAGATAAGGGCGGATTTAATCCACCTTTTACTTACAAGAAAGGGGTCAAGGTATTATTTACCAACTTTTGGAACTAGAATATATGAATTTATTTTTGAACCTTTTGATGGTTTAACTTTTGACGCAATCGAGTCAGATATTAGAGACGCAATTACCACATTTATGCCAAATCTAATTGTTAATAACATAACAATAGAACCAGCATCAATTGAGGATGAATCACCTGCAGGGGCATCTAGTTCTGTTATTGATGATGTTCCATATATATTTAGAGTTCCGGGTAAAGGAACTGCTGACTATACCGCAAAAATTAAAATAGATTACTCTACAGATTCTGCAACATTTGCTCAGAGTGATTTTGTAATTATTAATATTTAAAATAACATGGCAAACGGAAAAATATCATATACAGTAAGAGATTACGAAGGAATAAGAACAGAACTTTTTAATTATGTAAGAACATATCAAGAAACTGTTTTACAATACGCCCAACAAAGGTCTTCTATTTATAACATTGCAAGAACATATGGATTAAAAATCCCCGGACTGAGACCATCCGTTTCTCTTGTGGATTTTTCAATTACTGTTCCAGCATTTGGTGATAAAGAAGACGAAAGATATTTGGGTATTTTATTGAGAGGTTCTCAAGTAAGCGGTGCGGGACAAGTTTTTGAAAACTTACATGATATTGATTTCTCATCCCCTTATAACGCTGAAGGTGCTCCAAACAGATTAAAAATACCTAACTTTAATGGTAATGGTGTCCTTGTAAACTATACAATTACTAAAAGAGAAGTTGTTATAAACGGAATAACTAAAGTTTTTAAAAGAACAATAACCGCGAATGATGTTAGGCCATTTTTTGAATTGTTTTTACCTGAAAAAAACGTTTTAGGAATTACAAGTGTATTACTCAAAAGTGGAACAAATTATACAAACACCCCAACATCTGCGGAGTTTTTAGGTTCTGATAATAGATGGTATGAGGTCGACGCTTTGGCGGAAGATAGGATTTTTATAGAAGACCCAACAAAAGTTTCTGACCAACCAGGTATAAAAGTGGGTAAGTATATTCAAACAAGTAACAGGTTTATGTCTGAATTTACACCTGAAGGGTTTAAGAAAATTATTTTTGGTGGTGGAACAAACTCAGCGCAAGAAGCATTAAATCAATTTACATCAGTTGGTTCAACTTTAAACTTACAAAATTATTTTAATAATTTTGCTTTAGGTTCTACCTTAACACCTAATTCCACATTGTTCATTCAATATAGAATAGGTGGTGGACTGGCGACAAACCTCGGCGTCAATGTAATTAATCAGATTGGAACCGTTTCATTTTTTGTAAATGGACCTTCTGATGTTACAAACAATTCTGTTATAAATTCTTTGAGATGTAATAATGTCACCGCCGCAATTGGAGGTGCTAATGCACCAACCACTGAGGAAGTTAGAAACTTTGTTTCATTTAACTTTGCGGCACAGAAAAGAGCGGTAACCATACAAGATTATGAGGCACTTTTAAGAAACATGCCGGCACAATTTGGTGCACCTGCTAAAGTTGCGATTACAGAAAACAATAATAAAATAGACATACAAATTTTATCTTACGATACATCAGGTAAATTAACTAATGTTGTATCTAATACATTAAAACAAAATATTGCAAACTATTTGTCAAACTATAGAATGATGAATGACTACATTTCTGTTATGACTGCAGATGTGATAGACTTATCAGTAAACGTTTCTGTAGTTCTAAACGCGGCACAAAACTCAGGACAAATCATTACTGATATAATAGATAATGTTTCAAATTATTTTGACCCACTGAATAGACAGATGGGTGAAAATGTTTATTTAGCGGAACTAAAAAGTATAATACAAAGACAAAATGGGGTTGTAACAGTAACAGGTCTTGATGTGTTTAATAACGTCGGAGGTCAATATTCATCTTCTCAAACATCTATGACATATTTGGACCCTGAAACAAGACAAATAAGACCAATTGATGATACTTTGTTCGCTCAACCAAACCAAATATATCAAATTAGGTATCCCGGAAAAGACATCAAAGTTTCTGTTAAGAATTTCCAATCTGTCTCTTTTTCATAACCAATTTATTTATTGAATTCCTCACCTATTTTTTAAGGTATAGTATTTGTAAAAATACGCCCTAAACTATTTATTCAATAAAGACTCAATGGGAATCTCACAAAGGATAAGAACCGAAATTGGTATCAACAAAACAATTAATGTAGAATTACAACAGGAATTCAATTACCTTGAAATCCTTTCTCTGAAAATACAACAAGAAGAAGTTTATACAAAAGGTTGTTCAGACTACGGAGTAGTGGTCGGAAGAGTAACCGCAAACAATGGATTTGGTATTCCAAATGCAAAAGTAACAGTTTTCATTCCGATTGATAATATCGATAGAACTAACGCTGAGATATTTTCAATATATCCATATGTAACCCCTGACGATAAGAATGAAGATGGATATAGATTCAACTTATTACCGTATGAGAAGTCATACACAAATCACGTTCCAACAGGGACATTTCCATCAAGATATGATTCACTAACAAATAAAACAGCAATCTACATTTATGACAAGTATTACAAATTTACTGTAAAGACAAATGAAAGTGGTGATTATATGATTATGGGTGTTCCACTTGGAGTTCAGGTTATTTTTATGGATTTGGACTTGTCAGACATGGGTGAATTTTCATTAACACCTCAAGATTTAGTTAGAATGGGAAGAGCAACAGAAGCTCAGGTTGCCGGGAATTCTTTCAAAGCTTCGAATAATCTTAACTCACTCCCTCAAATATTATCATTAAGGAAATCAATTGATGTTTCCCCATTATGGGGAGACCCTAGTATTTGTCAAATTGCTATTAATAGGGTTGATTTTGACTTAAGAGATGATGCAAATATTGATATACAACCAACTTCCGTTTTCATGGGCTCAATTGTTTCGTCTGTTGACAACAAAACAGTCAAAACGGGATGTAAGCCCGCAACAGAGATGGGAAATAATTGTAATTTAGTTGCGGGACCCGGACAAATACTATGTATTAGACAAACAATATTTCAAGACTCGTATGGATTACCTGTATTAGAACAGTATAGATTTGATGGTGGGGACGACGTAATTGATACAGACGGTTCATGGTTAGTTGATGTCCCAATGAACTTAGATTATGTAACCATCAACGAATTTGGAGAAAGAATATTATCAAACGACCCAAAAGTCGGTATACCAACAAAAGGTAAATATAGATTCAAAGTCAAATGGAAACAATCAGAGGATTTGGGAAGAAGTGTGGTAAGAGCAAATTATTTGGTTCCTAACATAAGAGAATATGGGTGGCAGAGTGCTGCTAATGACCCAAGATTATCTCCCGGTAGTCCACAGTATATAGAATTTATGAAATCTTACGCCTTTAGTTTAGATTGGTCTGATTATGTATATAGCACAGGGACAACTGCAGGCAGAAGAATCTTACAAAGTTTTGTAAATTGTGAAGATAGATTTTACCCTTTTGAATATAATAAGGTTTATACAGTTTCAAATTTTATTGACCAATACCACAAAGGGACAAATAGAGGTAGATTCATTGGTATAAAACAAATTACAGATTCTTCTTGTGATAGTGGAGTTTATAAATTCCCAACCAACGACGGTGTAAGAAACACAGATATTCTTTTCAGTTTCATTAATTTTTTATTAGGGATATATACATTGTTATTAATTGGTTTATTACCTTTAATACACGTTTTGGCATTCATTTGGCCGGTATTGAAACTTTTATTTACATTTGTTTATACGATAATTGCGTGGTTTGTGTATTTTTTATGTAAATTGATAGATTCGGTTCCGTTTGTTAGCGTTGATTGCCAAAGACCTATGAACCCAAGAGATTTTTTCAATCAAATTGGAGACCCATTCAAAAAAATATCGATACCGATAATAACATATCCTGAGTGTGAGATGTGTGCTTGTCAGACAGAAGATGTTGAAACTGCAGACAATCCAGCAGCGACATTTCAACAAATGGCAGCACAAAACTCATCTCTTTCTTGTTTAATTGACACACAAAATCCAAATGCGTTTGGTAATATTGCCGACGAACAATACTGTATCGACAATACATTCCTTCTTCCTGTAAGTGGCGCTAGCTGCCAACTTGCAATAAACGAAAGTTGTAACTGTGCTCAATCATTCAACGGAGGTGTCGGTAAAATTATAATGGCTGGTAATGGAGAAAACAAATATTGGAAAAGAACCCCTGCAGATATTTTAGGTAATTGTGGGTCAAATCGATATTATGCTCACTCCGAAGATTTAACTTTAGGAGAAAGATTAAATCTTTTTAATACTAAAGGTAAATATTTTAATAACTTACCCGGGAATGGGCCATATAATCCATTTGGAGGGTGGAACCAAATTAAGGTTCAGGTAAGACCGGATTTACCTGCTAATAACAATAAGTCCCACTTTGACAATGTTATAGCGATTTTAGTCGATGAGGGTTGTAGTGAAAATTTTGCAACAGGAACTATTTTATCTTTCGATGATATATCCCAAACAAAGGATGCAAATATTTTAAGTGGTCAAAACATTACTTACATAAATAATGTTGGAGATGAAATTACTATAAAAACAGTTACAGGGACACCAAAAAATGTTTCTAGTGTAACATATTCATTTGCTGACCCATCAGACTCTGCAGGTAATCGAGCGTTACAAACAATATACGCAGTTGACCAAACATCCGGAATAACACAATTAGTTATTGCAAAATCTGTGGGTAAGATAATAACATTTACACCACAATTACCACAAACAAATCAGTTACTGGATGGAGTATATTCAAATTTAGTGTCGATAACAACTTCCCTTGGTCAAGGTGCAACTTTTAATGTAACAGTTAGTGGGGGTATTGTGGTGTCTGTTAGTTTGTCGAATTCAGGATATGACTATGAAGTTAACGACGAGTTGACAATATCAGGAAATTTATTCAGTGGCGTTAATGGTGGAGATGACATCATAATTTATGTTAATAGTGTCACCGCACAACAACTTGCCAACGTGGTCTTACAAAAGTTCCCAACAGATATTGAATATTTTCAAGTGATAACCGCAACGACATATGGTAATTTTATAAATTTAAACCCCGTAATACCAACCGGAAAATACAACGACCCATCAAGACCAAATTATAATTCATTAAAATATAGGTTTACCGATAATTTTCAAGTTCAAATGGTCGAAAACTGGGTAGGTAATTATACCACTTTCATGGGGCGACCAGTACCGAGATTAATTTGGAACACTGACGATATATACAGACCAATATATGCGATGCCGGACCAAAAACAATTCTACGTTGTTTTTTTGATGAGAGGGGTTGACCCGAACTCAGCTAGACAAACAACTAAGATAGATGTCAGTAAATTATTCGGATATGATTACGGGACTCATATTGTTACAGGAGATTACAAATTGAATATACCCATACAACCGGGACTAGTCTTACCAAGACACAACGAGATAAAATTTACAACATCTACGAGTAAGGGAAGAAGTATATTTTTTGACTCTTACCTATATCAAACAACTTCATCCTTTACAGGGTTTACAAGTAACTTTGTTGCCAATTATTCCGCTTTGGATGCAAGCACTCTAAACACTGGATTAACCATTGGTTCGAATGGGTTCTTAGTGGATGATGCGGTCCCTTATACAAAGTTAGACACTTCTAAGATTGGAACATTAAATGGTTATGTTTGTGCAAACGAAGCAAATAATCTATTCGCCAAAAAATTATATTTTGATAATGACTCATATAAGTATGTTTGGAATGCGGGTCCGTATCAGGTACAAGACCACTGTACAGATGATAATGGAAATGTTTTTCATCTTACACCAACGTATCAGTTTGAACTAGATGATTATAGACCCGGTCTTGGTATCAATAGAGGTGGAGGACCAACGGGAAAACAACATAGAGGGTACTACACAAATGAATATCTCGAAGGAGGGTCATATTTTTATGTCCAAGGAGGACAGGTCCGGACCTTTTCTCTTGGTAACTATAATTACTATAGTCCTGAGATTAACCCTGAATTTTTTATATATTTCTCCCCTGTTTATCCAACAGGAACGACAACCACATTTCAAAACAATACTCAAAAAATTGTTATGAGAACTGACAGACTACCATCTTCATCTTGGAGAAATGACACACAAGGAAATAATACATTTTTATTACATCAGAACAGAGGATTCTCATTTTTCTTTTATAATGACGACGGAACAATAGGTGCTAGTTATTTGAACCAAACTGTTGGATATACTTCAGGTGACTTTACTGAAGATGCGGATAATCAATTTGAACAAAGTATACAAACTACATTTACCTGCTCAGGACTTGTCCCATTAAAATGTTACCAAGGAAATGGAGAAACATTTGGAGTGAAAGCAATAGGAGATGATTGTTATACCAATCCGAGTATCGTTAGGAATGGATGTTACGTTTTTGTTGACAAAGCAATTGTTAGATTAATCAAAGATTTTAAAGCCTTAGGTGAGTGGAAAACAAGATTTAAAGTTAATATGGCGGCATGTAGAGGGTTGTTTGGTCACACTTTCTATAATAATTGGATTAATGGAACTTTATTCATGCCACCACTAAAAAACAATAGATTTTTTACAAGACCATCGGGAACCTCCTCAGGTAATAGACCATTCAATAAGTTTTGCAAAGATATTGCAGTATTACAGGATGGAACAAATAGTTTCTTCTATAGGTCTTCACCATACACAGGAACAAAATTTGTAGGAAAAGCAGCACCATCTAATTCTAGAAACTCACTTCAACTACTTTATCCCACAACAATTATGGATATGGGTCCAAGAGATGAGTTTGGATATGAACTAACACTATCTGAGAATTACTTTGGTTATAACATGAATAAAATGAAACAAACTTCTTACCAAGATGTTTCTAACATTTTGAACTTATTTTTAATATCAAGACAAATAAGTGCGAGTTTTTGGGCTAAACTTTTTACCGCAGGAGATGCCTCTGTTGCCACTTTCTTTTCAAGACCCAAAAGAAGATTCGATGGGGATTATGCTCAAGCAATATCTATTAATTCTGAACTTGGTGTTGAAGAATTTGATTTCGAAACATATGATTATAGCACCGGTTCTACAACAGGTCAAAATACTTTTTATTTAGGTGATAGATTGATTGGTATATTTTTCTCGTCTGACACACAAACAAGAGATTTCGTTTCCCCAAGAAGAATTATTAGAAATGACTCTGTATTACCGGGAGTTTATGACAACCTTCCTATTTTCAGTCAAGAAGTGCCTATGTATAAATGGGGTATAAATTTTTCTAACGACAGTAATTCTATTTTTGGTAATGAAAAGAATGATTGGAAAACCTCAGGCTCAGACATACAAAAATTTAAATACCAATCTTTAGACAGAACTAATATTCTGTATAATTATTTTATGGGTTATTTGAATCTTCCTATAGGACAGAACGGATATATTTTCAACCTAAGAGACATAGGTGGTAATAATTACATTTTTGAAGGAGACCAAACTCCCGGACAAGTTCTTGTTAATCCAAGTTCCAGATACACTGTGGGTGCACCGTATTATTTCTATTTCGGTCTTTACAGGGGTAATAATGCGCTCGATAAATTTAATATAAAATACTTAGGATTTGAAACTTTATAATTTCAGGATTATACCAAGCCAACTTAAGTATAAGTCAGCACCTTCTGTTGACCAAAACATTGTATTGTCATTAGATAACACACAAAAGGTTGGGATTGAATATGATAGAATTAGAACTCTAAATTTGGCAGAAGTTTACGAACAGGAAAGACAAGAAAGCACAATATTTAGACCCACATTCAACGTTAATTTTTTATATTTCAACGCATACACTGGCACAACTAATTATATTCCTTTCCGAAATAATCTTTATTTTACCGCACCAGAAGTATCTGCATTGAACAACACATGGGTTGGATACCCACAATATTATGAATTTGATTTTTTTAGACCTGATGTTATAGATGGTCACATACAATATAAAACTAAAAGTGCATTCACATATAATTGGACATACTATCTAAGTTATGCTTATAATAATAACTATGATAAAATGTTGACACATAGTTTGAATAATAGTAGTCTTGTTTGGCAAGCTAAAAGGGGTATACCATTTAGAGTCAGACCAATAAGTATAAACGGGGACCCACTAATTTCTTTTGAGTGTATAAGCCCACACGGTTTACAAGTTGCGGAGTCCGTAGAACTATCTATTGGATATGGACCAACGAACGACAAAATATTCGAAGTTTATTCTTTGGGTAATGGAAAATTTGATAGTGAAAAAAATGTATTCAACATATATGATATAGGATACACAGGAAACACATTTTCCAACGGGAAAAAAGGGACTTTCAAAAGAGTAACAAATCCTGAAAATTTGGAGGAAACAACGTCAAAATATTACGTAAGAGAACACAAATTACTTACAAATATTGATGACTTAATTATTAATAAAACCGGTTTTGAGAAAAATGGTTTTTTAGAAAAAAGTCAAATAACTTTAAGTTCTATTACCCCCGACTTTAAGACTAAAATCACAAGAAGAAGTAGTAGTAATACATACAGTATAACCGCATCCAAAGACATAGATTTGAATATTTTATTGGACAATCAAAAAAGACCAATAACTCAGTTATTTTTAACTATAGTAAACAAAGGATATTCTGGTTATTTCAATAAACCTTTGAATAACAGTGCGATTAAAGAAGGTTGGTTATTTAATATTAGTAATGTTACAACACCTTATTGGGCCGATAGTAATTCCTCAGTATATACTGACATTCCAACATCATCTTATACTTTGACAGACATAAGTGGAAACACAAAAACTTTTCATTACAATCAAGATTTGAAAGAGGGCGATGTTCTATTAGGTGCTTTTTGTGAATGGAATGATTACGACCAAACAGAGAGAGTAATTTCTGAGTATTATCATAAGATAAATTTTAATCAGGATGTTTTTCAAACAAGCGATACACCAAGTGAAAATACTAATGGATATTATTATAGTCCACACATGATGATGAAAATTAGAGATTTTGCGGACACTATAGAAACAGGAGATATAAATAATATTGACCAAGTTCCGGGATACTCTTTTTTTTCAGAGTCTGACCAAGAGTTCAGATGGAGAGATTTATATACATATGGTTTTATTGATGAGTTAGGTAATGGTGTTGACTATCCATACCTTAATAATTGTCATTATCCTTTCACTAATACTATTTTCAGATTGATACCTGAAGGTTTGGATAGTAATGGTGAATTAATGGGATTAAATATACCAACAAAACCTTTAATAGATGGATGCGAATAATTTGAGAATAAGATTAGATAACACAAATAATAAAGAACTTACAATCCCTGTTGAGATTAACTGGGATTTTTGTGGTCAGGACCAATCAATTGATTTATATGAGGACGAAGTTGTAAAAGAGGTGATAGGGATTGGATATGACTTCGAAGTTCAGAGGTTTCCACACGATATAGACCCGATTACAAAAAAAACCGAAATTAATTATGAATTCTATTTTTACTCGGGAGGTTCACTGACCTCAACAACAAGTTGGCATAATAGCTATTTGACTGAGGGAATCACCACAAAAAATATATATTACTTCGAAAATGATTTTACAAGGTCTTTTTTCAAACTTGACCTCTACGATAGTGTGGACGATAAAAGACAAACAAATTATATCACAGTCATTATACCAACTCAACAGGGATATAAAACAGATGCGGTTCTTAACACAACACCTGTTAAAATAAAAATACCAAAGTTCACATTAGACTATGTAGGGGACAAGGAAGGGTTTTTCATTTACTGGTTAAAAAAATTACAATTTTTGAATATCAATACTTTCTATATGACCGCAAAGTTCTACAATGCAAGTCTCGGGATTTTTACTAAAATGATGAACACCCCACAAGGTTCACTACCCCCGAGTCAAACATTTAATTTTGACTCAATAAAGTATTTCTATTACAAAGTAGTATTTGATTACACGAACAAAACATATAGGATTTTCAGATTTGACCCTGTCACAAACGTAGAGGAAAGGGTTGGGACAACTACACCCATAACTTGGTATGAATATGTAAACCCTTAAAAATGGATTATTATAATATAATAATATCACCTGAGACAATTAAAAGTGATTTAGTAGATGTCACATATTCCGGAGGAACGGTTGGGGTGTATTCTGCTATGACGCAAGTTATTACTGGAGGACCTGAAAGAACTTCTTTATTGACAGGACTAACAATTCCTATATTAATAAGAGAGACTATTAATGATATGGGATACTACGACCCATTCGATGGTGCAATTTTACAACAGGATGTTGTAACAAATTTTTTATTTTCGTCAACAACAAATAGTCCATATGAGGTTTTTGTCTATAACACATCGAGTGAGATAAATAAATTTTTGGAGTTATCAACTTATTTGGTTGATTGGGGTGACGGGACTTCAAAACAAAGAATTACGGGGTTTACACCCAACTACGTGAGACACCAATATCCAAACTCATCTAGTGGTTATACAATAACATTAGAACAAACTAATCCTTGGGGATTAACAAAAGTTGAAAAAAATATTACCTTACCTTATAGTAATATTACAATACGTAATCCTAAAGGGACTGCATATTTTTTACCCGGGAATGGTAATTGGTCTGCAACACCAATAAGTTATAATTATATTTTTTCGGGTGATTCAGAAAATAATGTTAATTCACAAATATCGTCTAATAGTGTAATAGTCCCATATTATGTTTCAGGACAAACTAAGTCAAGACTTAAAGACTTTGAACAATATGGTTCGATAAAATATCCGGCACCCGGAGTCCCTGTTATAAAAAACCGAGAAATATTTGGTATTATAAATAATATTACACCAACTTATACCGGATATACTATACAAGGAATAGATTATTACGATTATTCAGATGGAACTAGTATATTTTTTGCAAGTTCATCCGGATTAACGTCTGACAATATTACTGCGGAACCCATAACAAAAAGAGAGGTTTTAATAAATGTTATCGACCAACCACAAATTCAAACTAATGTGTATATTGAAAGGGGTAAAAATAGTGCATACGAAAGAATTCAAAGGTTGGGTGAGGTTGATAATGTTGGTGATTTGGTAAATTACGGATATGGATTTTTCAATGTTGAAAAGAAGATATAAACTATTTATAATAAAATAAAAAAATGGCAATTGGAACTTATGGAACGGTGAGACCAAGTGATGTATCACCTGAAGATGTGGAAATAATTATGAATTATACACCTTCTCGAGATGTTACAGAAAATTTTGTTTTAAGAACGTTGGACGCACCAACAATACTTAAACCATATTTCAATAATTCTCAAACGGGAGGGAATACAAATGTGGAAGTAATTGGTGGATTATACAATCTAACACTCCCTGCGGACATATTTAATGCTTTGGGGTTTTATACTTTGTATATTAGACCCGCCCAAATAAGAACTTCGATTTCTGATTGTGGTGTTTTGAGTGCATTACCTAACGTGAAAGGTATCATAATTGATTTATCAAATGTCCCATCAAGATTTATAAATAAATTTGTTCCACAAGGTTTAGTAGGATTTAGAATCGAATATCTTAATCCTGATGGAAGTAAAATACCAAATTTTTTCAGAATAATCACTTCATGTTTTTTTTGTGAACCGGTGGTGGTTAACCAAACTAACACAACACAAAAGTCTATAAGATATAGATATGTTGATGGAATATCTAATCTTTTATTCCTGACAGTTTCACCATCATCATCACCAACTAATAAACCGAATGCAACACCATTTATTGGTCAACCTAATCAGAGTATTATAATCACTAATACTTTTTTCAACCCAATAACTGTAGACATTCAGATGGCAGAATACGACATTGATACATTAGCAATTGCTCTTTACGGTAATCAAAGTAAATCAATTGATGACGGTATTTACACAATTTACGATTCTAATAATAATATATTTAGACAATACAATTTATTCGAAATTAGAGACCAATTCAACTCATTGTTGTATGAGGTTAGACAAAATAGAAATAATAATATTGATTTTAGCAAAAGCTTTAACAACATAACTTCTTAATGGCAACAACAATAAAATCAACAAAATATTTTTACCCACCAAGACCTGGTAGTGGTTCTGCAACCTTTTCTGACAATATAGTTGGTTTACAGCTTGTTGATGGGGGAGGTCTCACACAGGGTAATTTTGAGTTTACAACGGGGGTTGTTGATAAGGTAAACAGAACTTTCGGCGTTGGTGCATTTTCTGCTCCGGTTAATTTGGCCGATTTAAACATTGAAAGTTTATCACAAAGTAAATTAATATCTGAACAGTTCAAGGTATATCCCAACTATGATATTTCACAAGTATTAAATTTTTCTTTATATGGTTCTTTGTCTAAAAGATTCAGTGTTTCAATAACAAATATAATTAATTATTTTCCGGCGTCTTTGGATGTTTTATTTACCACTCTGAACTTCTCAACCGGAAACACTGCAGTTAATATTTTATATGATTCAGTAAATGATGAAACCTATTTTGAGGTAAATGTTGATAGAATTCATAATCCTTTTGGTATTGATTATACGGCCAGCGCGGCAACCAACTTGGCCGCATCAACAACTGAAATATCACCATATAGAAATTTATATAATACTTATTTAGATTATGCGATTTCAATAAATGATGTTGAATATAAGGTAAATTCTTTTTTACCTGCTCAAAGTTTCACAACAGGTTATATTGCGTTTTACGTTTCAGGTTCACCATTTGGTAATACATCAACCGCAACAACAAATAGTTTTCAAATAAGACCAAATGATTTTATTGTTGATAAAGTTTTTTCTGAAAGTTTTGATGAAATTGAAAAGTTTTTACTCAATAGATTGGTTCAACCAATTTACACTGCGGTTTTTCAAGTTCCCGCTCAGAACAATTACGGACAATTCTATGTCGATTATCAACAAGTAACTTGGCCAAGAGACGGGGATTGGAACTTAGATATTAGGAGTTTTTTATTTGAAGATTATTTAACACAACTTCAACTAATCGCAGAGAATTTAGATTCTTTTAAAACTAATCTAATTTCTAGATTTTTAACTGCTGGTTCTCTTAAAGAGTTTGATACTATTGGTAGAAAAGTAGAAAAAGTTTTTCAAATCTACGGTAGAAGTTTTGACGAGATAAAAAAATATATTGACGGTCTTTCATTTGCAAACTCTGTCAATTATAATCCTCTTAATGATTTACCGTCAGAACTTTTAAGTGATTTAACTTATACATTAGGTTGGGGTGCAAATTTTTCACCAATAACAAATGAAAATTATTTAAGTTCGGTGTTTGGTAACCAACAAAAACCAAACTATCCGGGATATGCAAAAGCTCTAACACCAACCGAGTTAAACTATGCTTTTTATCGTAGTTTAATTTTGAATTCGTCATATGTTTTTAAATCTAAAGGGACAAGAAGAAGTGTTGAGTTTTTATTAAATTTAATTGGTGCACCAGAATCACTCGTTGAATATAATGAACATGTATATTTGGCGGACCAAAAAATAGATTTAGAAAACTTTCAAAAACAATTTGCTAAAATATCAGGAGGAACACAGGTAATTGAAACTCCGGCATATGACCCGGGAAACACTTTCAAAATTAATGGTATAGAGTTTACTGCATTTACAACGGTTAATGAGTTTAGAGATGTTATTGTAAATGAGTCTGATTACCCTATGGATGCTCAAGGATTTCCGTATGCACCATTAGATACTGATTCTGTGTTTTTCCAAAAAGGCGCTGGATGGTATGAACAAACCCCTTCACACAGAAGTCCTGAAGAGTTGGTTATTACGGGTAATGTTTTTACAGGTCAAAATACAAGTATACAAACACAACTTAAACCGTTTAGCTATGGTCAAGAATATTTAAATGTTTTTAGAAAGTTCCCATATATAAATGATGGGTTTAAACTAACTAAAATTATAGACAATAATAAGTCTTGGCTTTCGGATGATAATAACCTTAGAATTTCTAATCAAGCCAATTATAATGCGTATTACTATACCGACGATGAGAAGTTAGTTTTGAATGTAAAAAATATAGATTTATTTCTTAATCCCGGACAAGGACTTTCGTATGAAATTTGGGAACAATCAAGAAGGTATGATTATCCGATTCCTGAAAGTGGACTAACAGAATATTATCCTGTTCCTGGCGGAGTAGACTCAACATTTGTTAATCCCCAACCAAAAAAGAAAACTTTCTTTGAGTTTTCACAAACTTTTTGGCAAAACATGATTAATACTCGTAATCGATTATTCATAACCGATGGAAAGACAGGTGGATACCCAACATTACAATCTTTATGGTGGAAATATATCCAACAATATGAAAATATTGGGATTCAAAATTATCAATACACTTATCAAAAACTAATTAGTTATGTTATTGGTATGGGTCCATATTGGTTAAAGTTGGTTGAACAAATGATTCCGGCAACTACAATATGGCAAGGAGGTATAAGGTATGAAAATTCTATACTTCATAGACAAAAATTTGTTTATAGAAGAAATAGAGAATGTGAAATCAGAAGTTCATTATTACCTAGAGGAGGTAAAGGTGTACCAGGCTCATTTAAACCGGGTGCAAATCCGTTGACAATACCTTTTTCAATAACAACAAACGCAACAGAGTATACCGCAAATAATCAATTTCTACAAATTTTTATTTACCCTTGGTTGAATGGAGATACAAGTGTATCCAATTTCATGGGTATTTTGAATAATAGAGTAAATTCTTTATTGGAATCGAATGGATACACCATTACAACATGTAACAATATAAATTCTTTAGTCTCTGAGTGGTATATGGAATTGAAAATTGATAACCAAGTTTTAATTAAAGAGAAATTTTATACTGGTTACGGTCCTAATGACGCACCAACCAATACAAATTGGAAAACAACTCTTTATAATTACTTACCAAATGTTGTAACGTATGGATTGAATTATTCAATCGAAGGTGAAAAACTAAAAATATCAAATTTGGGTAATAACCAAAATTTTGTCAATCAAAATTTGACATTAAACGTGGGTATAAATTTAAATCTAACTTGTTAATAAATGGCTTTAAGTTATAATCTTAGTGTAGTTGGAGACTGTAATCTAAGTGGAACAGGTGTAATCACCATTTCATCGATTTTTGGAGGGACACCACCATACACAGTTCAATGGACAAGTCCAAATTTGAACTATGACGTTGGGTCGGCAACAGGATTTACATCATCGAGAACAAACCTGTTTTCGAGAACATACGAGATTTTAATAACCGACAGTTCACTACCACAAAATAATTTTTTGAATGTTTCCGTTCCTATATCTGATGGTGTATGTTGTTATGTTTCAGGGGTTCAACATACTACTTGCGGGTTAAACAATGGAATAGTAACAGGAACTTCATCTTCCGATTTTTCGAACACAATTTTTACGTTGTATGATAATAACGATAATCCTTTACAAACTGAAACTATAACATCAAATAATGCTTTATTTGTTAATTTAAGTGCCGGAAGTTATTATATGACAGCGGTTGATGTCGGAGGTTGCACAGGAAGAAGTGAAAGTTTTATTATCGAGAGTTCAAACTCTTTGGATTACGGTTTATATGTTGTTTCCGATTCTTCATGTGATATAACACCGGTAGGTAAAATATTCGTTACAGGACAAACAGGGGCCCCACCATACATATACGAATGGAATAATGGTTTTTCGGGTGATAGTATCACTGGTATTTCTAGCGGTAATTATTCAGTCACTGTTACAGACTCTAACGGATGTTCAAAAACAACCGCAACATTTGTTGATAAAGTAATTCCGGTTAATGTAATATCAACAACCGCAACACAGCCAACATGTCTATCGAATGACGGTTCATTCACTATGTTAATAAGTGGAGGAACACCACCGTATTACTATTCTGCCAGTACTGGAGACATTCAAATTTCTTACTCCAATCAATATACACTTAATGGGTTAGGTGGAGGATTTTATTTTGTAGAGGTTACCGACGCCGCTTTCTGTAAAACAAATTCCTCAGTTGTAATTATATCTCCAACAGGAATGAGTTCAGTAAATGTTGTGATAAATAATTCATCATGTTCATCGACAGATGGTTCAATACAAGTTAATGTTGAGGGAGGAAATTCGCCTTACACTTATACTTTGATTTATCCTGATAGTAGTTCCAAAACAAACTCAACAACACAACCTAATTTTCAATTCAGTGATTTATCAACAGGAACCTACACCCTTTTTGTTTCAGATTACTCAGGTTGCACATTTTCAGAAGAATACAGTGTTTTAACAAATAATACATTTGTTGTTTATGGTCTATCTACAGGTGCGACTTTCGGAAACAACAATGGTATTGTAAAAATTATCAAAACAAGTGGGGGAACAATACCATATACATATTCGATAGACAACACAATAAACGATTTAAGAAATCCCTCTGATGAGGCAATATTCTTTAATATTTCACCGGGTCAACATACAATATCTGTAACAGATTCATTGGGATGTAAAAAAACCGCACAAATTTATGTAGATAATTTACCTTCGGTGGATTTTTATCTTAATGCAAAATCAGCAGGTAGTGGTAATGACGGAGAAATAACCGCATTTATAAGTTCTGGAACTCCACCATTTACATTCGATTGGTCTGATAATGTTTCAGGAAACCCTCAAAGTATCAAAGTCACAGGTCTAAGTGGAGGGACTTACAGTCTAACGGTTACCGATTCAAATAATTCAACATTACAAAGGACGGTCGATATTGCACAAATCAATGTGTTTTCTTCTTATGAAACATACGTAGTTGGGGAAAATAATTTTCAATCTAACACTAATTCAAAATATAGTATGTCTAAAATGTTGAATGAAGGATATGAAGATTTAACTGTTGGTCATAGTGGTTGCACACTTAACAGTGCAAATTTTATTGCGAATATTCAAGTTGCACCATATGGAATTCAAAGTGCCACAACTTTTTATACCACTAACTCATTAACAAATGCTCCGGACGATAATCTTTGGTTAGACACTGCAAAAAATTTATTAATGAGTATTACTGGGATTGGGGATGTTATAATAGATGAAGTCGAAAATACTTTTATAATAACTAGTGATGTAAAAAATCAGTATCTTGTAAATGGAGACATATCGACCTTATCGATAAATTTGTCATTACGTGTAGAGTATGATATTGATTGTATGATATGAAACAAATTCAAATATCCACTATATCAGGAGAGACACCAATAGATGTATATATCTCAGATTATTTGAGAACTAATCAATTATTATTAGGAAGTATCAATAGTCCAACTTCTTTACCTATAAATTCATCGTTATTTAATACAATGGATAATGTATTATTAATCATGAGTGCATCAAATGGATGTCAAACAATAAAACTACTCCCCTGCACACCACAACCTAGCTCGACATCTTATCCAACACCAACCCCAACACCGACTCCAACACCAACCTTTTAAGATTTATCTTTTTTATTTTGTTCCTTTTCGTAAAGTTTCAATAATTTCAAAGAATCTTTATAATTCTTTTCTAATTTATCGATTTCTTCAACACTGACAAAATTTTCACAGGCAGAGTTATATCTTTCTTCCGCTTCTTTTATAATTTTTTTTATTGTTTTTAACAACTTCATATAATATAAATATTTTCAATCAGTTGTTTATTAAAAATAAAGAAATTCTATAATTATTAAGTATTAAAAAATACTTTTCCTGTTATTTATAAAAGAAGAAATTTAAAATATGGCACCTAGTGGTTGTTATTACGTTGGAATTTTGACCTACAGCTTGAGTGGTTGTCAAGATGCGTGCTTATCAGTAACCGGAAATGGTTATTATTCCGATTTCATAGTTTTAGCAACTAATGCAACTATTTTTACTGATTCAGGGTGCACAACCACTGCTCCGTCGGGTTATTATTCAAATACTTTATCTGCGGGAACTTTGTGTTATACCGTTGGTTTGAGTGGGTTAGTTACTTCCGTGTCAACTTGTTTTGCAACACCAACCCCAAGCCCAACACAAACACCAACAGTTACACCGACTAGTGTTTTTACAACACAATTTGTGAGTTGTGAAGATGGTTCGAATATTTTTAGATTCAGAGGTAGTTCAATACCAACCACAACCGGTAATACTTATTTCATAAGTGGTGGGACTGAATTCGTCGGTTGTGCGACAATAATTCAAAATGATGGTAGAGGACCATTGTTGGATTCAAACGGAGTAATTTTCACATCGGTCAACGATTGTGGAGATGGATTATGTCCTAGAACCACAAGGACCGCTTCTATACTTTCGAGATGTTCTGACGGACAAATTGTTTATTTCAATGTAGATACAGATACTGCGTTTATCGGTGCCACATACACATATCAAGGAGAATGTTATTCCTTTATAAAATTTGACGGACCCGGAGGACCATATATTGGTTCCCCACAGTTCAAAGATTGTATATCTTGTTCATTCACACCAACACCAACCCCAACACCATTTCCAACACAAACAGTAACTCCATCAGTTTCCTCGTCACCAACCTCTTGTGCATATAACGAATTTTGTTTCAATACCTCTCTATTTAGTTTATCGGGATTCAATGGTAATTACCAATCCACACAAAATTATTATAATAGTAGATTATATTACACAGGAGATGGAATCACCACAGGTTTTATATATCATACAGGGACTCAATGGTGTTTGAGTAGTTCTTTAGGCGGAACTTGTCAATTGAAAGGTAAAAGTCCTTGTTATTCAAACTGTCCTGACATATCTTCAAATAATTTTGTTAGTGGACTTTGTCCCACACCTACTCCATCACCTAATAATTGTTCAACATTAAATTTTGATGCTTATTTTGATTGTGATTATACCCCTATTCCAACACCGACAACCAGTATAGATTGTGGAAATGTAGATTTTACTTTTTCCACAACTCCCGGAACACCATCACCAACAAATACATCAGTTTATACCGTTGGTTTAGATTTTAATATATTCAAAACCTCACAAACACCAACACCTTCATTTACCGCGACTTTAACACCAACCCCAACTAATAGGGTTCAAATATCAGGTCAGGCGACATTTACAATTATTGATTCAACATTTGACTCACCTATTACTAAAGTATTGGTTAGCTGTTTCACAGGTGAAGAATATTATGTTACAAATCAGTTGATTTTTGAATCAACAATAGTTTCACTTGGGTTTATAATGTCTGTGTTAATTATTACACCTTCCGGAAATCAATACCTATGTGTAAGATATGATAGAGATGTAACTAATTTATCACCAAACTCAAATGTTATACAAATTTATTCAATTTATGGAAACTGTGACTCATGTGATATCAGAATAACACAAACTCCAACAGTTACACCAACACTAACCTCAACCCCGACTCAAACAACTACAAACACCCGGACTCCAACATCCACACCAACACAAACACAAACCCTTACACCATCTGTCACAATAGGACTCACCCCAACTATGACCCCTTCAAATACAGAAACTTTGACACCTACACCAACTAATACTATGACATCAACACCAACTAATTCTAACACACAAACGCAAACCCCTTCGCAAACAATAACCGTAACTCCAACCAAAACTATAACTAAAACACCAACACAAACTAAAACATCTCAAGTCACACCAACACAAACTAAAACACAGACTACAACTCCAACAAATACTGTGACTTCAACAACCACACCTACAATTACAAAAACACCAACAATAACACCAACTATCACAGCAACGATAACTAATACTGCAACGATAACTAAGACACCAACACCATCTAATACCGCAACGCATACAAAAACTCCGACACACACTCAGACGCCAACGCCATCTTTTACTATCGGTATAACACCTTCTGAAACGGCTAAGACCACTGTAACACCAACTAAGACACCAACTAACACACCAAGTCAGACGACAACAATGACACCATCAACGACTAGAACTGTGGCATTCAGAACTACTTGGCAAGACCCTAATGGTATACAAACAATTGCGGAATTACCATTACTTAATTATCCTGCCGCTTTCCCGTTAGTCGTAAATTGGGGAGATGGAACTGATTCAACACTTACATCTTATACTGACCCTGAAGTAGTTCACATGTATGGTGATGGAAACGCATATCAAGTGACTATTGTTGATAGTTTGAAATATGTTTTTAGTTTCGGTTTATCATCTTTATCTCAAGAAAGAAAAAATATGTTGAAGAGTGTAGATGAGTGGGGTATGTTTGAGGCGTTCACTACAACAAGACTTTTTGAAGGTTGTGAAAATCTAAATTGTGCTAGTGTTATAGATATTCCTTCATTCAATAATACTTTTGATTTAAACAAAATGTTCTATGATTGCACCGGATTAACATCTATCAATCTTGTTGAGAATTGGGACGTATCACCGGTAACGGGAACGACCTATATGTTCTACAATACCAATTTCAACATATCTGAATTGAATTCTTGGGATACTTCTAACATTATAAACATGAGTTATATGTTCGGTAGTAATCCATCTTTTAATTCTGATATCACCCAATGGAATGTGTCAAATGTTACAAATATGAGTGGAATGTTCTCTGATACTAATTCATTCAACCAAGACCTTTCAACATGGGAAAGCAGTGGTTCAAGTTTAAGTGCGGTTACAAATATGTCAAATATGTTTAATGGTGCTTTATCATTTGACCAAGACTTAGGTGGTTGGAACATATCTAATGTTTCTAACTTCAGTGGATTCATGAGCGGTGGGGTTCCTTTGAGAACGGCTTTCTTAGATTCCATTTATACAAATTGGAGCACATTATCAGTTCAACCAAACTTAAATCCTGTCTCATTCGACGGAATTTATTATTCAATCAGTGGAGGACAGGCTGGGAGGGATGTGTTAACAAACGCACCCAATAACTGGACTATAATAGATGCCGGAGGAATTTAAAAAAATAAAAAAAAGTTATGTCCAAAGTATACGTTTATGAAAGTTGTGAACCCTTAATTAAGGTTACAAACAAGTTGACTCAAGTTGTGCAAACTGAAAGGTTGAGGTTTACTTATACACAAGGAACAATTTTCAAAGACAATGGAGGTATATGTTGGAATTTTATTGGTGAATTTGAAAGTGATTACATGTCCAATCCGGAAGTTTTTACCGTCAATTATAAAGGAAATTATTTTGAAAAAACCGGAAATTTATCATCCAATATATTCCCAACTTATGACGAGTGTCTAACAACTAACTTAAGTTCTTGCACACAGACATATTTTAGTGCAACAAGATGTAATAGTGGAAATACAGTTAACGTTAGAGTTTGTAATGTAGGACCAACAAATGGTAACGTAAAGTTATTACCAACAATAGGTCAAACATGTGGCGTGTATAATCCTAGTGGAGATGATTTTTGTGTAACATTGAATTCACAAATTTCTGAGGTTGAAACTGAATACGAAATTATTACACCGGGTTGGTTGAATTATGACTGTGTTAATTGTCCAAGTTTGAAAACTTATATAGCGAACAGTTGTGATGGTAGCATTACGGGAGTTACAATTTATGACTATTTAACGTCACAAACTTTGAGTGATAACACAGTAGTTTCAACTTTTACAAATAAAGGATGTTATGAGATAATATCTTATGAAGGTATAAAAATTATTTATGGATATAATATATCAAACTCATATTTTATTTCGAGAACTTTCAACAACTGCGAAAGTTGTCAGATAAATAATTTAAACGCATAAAAACTAAAATATTTGTTTATCCAATGGGAATACAGGTAAATATCAATGGAATTACGGGTCAAAGTCCTTTCAACATATATATTTGTTTGACAGGTGGAACGCAATGTATTTTTATAGATAAAACAGAAAATAATACATATCAATTTTTAATACCACCACCTTACGATACTTTATCATCATATATGTTAAAAATAATCGATGGAAATAATTCGATAATAACCGGACAAACAATAGTTACAGGATAATGAGCCAATTAATAACCATATCAAATATAACCGCTAATACACCATTTGAAATTTATTATTGTGACTCAATGAGTGCTAATTGTATCTATGTCACATCGGCGTCTACAACACCAATAACCTTTTCAGTTCCTGATTCTGCATCAACGACCGATTTTATTATAAAAATAATAGATGTAGAAAATTGTGAGATAGGTAAAGAGGTTTATATAACGCCAACACCTACAAGTAGTTTGACTAGAACCCCTACACCAACTTTAACACAAACACCAACTTTAACACAAACAAATACTTCCACTCCAACCTATACACCCTCAAATACTTATACTCCATCTGTTACACCTACATTAACCAAAACACCAACAACAACACCTGTGATTTCCACACATCTCATAGGGAAAAATACATTTAATACGTCGATAGATGTTTGTAACGATTTAGTATCCCAAACAGAATATTATACTTACATATCAGAAGCAAATATAGAACCAATAATTAGTGTTATTGTTTATAGTGCCAGTGCAAATGGTGTTCTATATAATCCTGTAATTGGTTATGGAAAATATGTAAAAATGAAATGGGGTAATGAATACTATGCTACGCAATTAAGTAATACAGGTCAAATAACTGATTTTGTGTTATGTGTTTAAAAAAAAAATAGAAAATGAGTTGTCAAAACGTTAGTTTAATTTATTTAGGACCAGATTTTAATGGTGACCCGTGCACATATAACGGAACTTCAGCCGTGGACTATTACTACAACGGTTTTTTTAATATAGGAGAACAAATTTTTAACACTTTTCCGTGTTCACCTGAAGACGGGGTAAAAGACGGAATGTATATATATGGTGCAGGTGATAATAGAGTTTATATTGTTGTTGGTTTTTCAGGTGGTTTGGATGGTGTTATACAAGTTACAGGAACTTGTTACAGTTGTGCTATCGGATTAATAAAAAATAGTTCATTTTATTCTTATTATGATTGTTGTGGTGAATATGTAGAAGGCACAGTTACCGACGTTAGTTCAATAACTGTAAATCTTGATATAACAAGACCATATACAAGAAATACTATAGTTGTTGTGCAACCCCCATCTAAAATTGAACCTATTTGTGCGACAGTCACACCAACCCCAACACCAACAAGAACCTTAACACCAACACCTAGTGTCACAGTTACTGCAACTGTTTCAAGAACACCAAGACCAACACCAACACCAACTCAAACACCGAGTAATGCGAAAATTGTCCCTGTTGTTGTTAACACTTGTGATTCAAATACTTTATTCCCAATGGAGGTCGAGTGTTATACAATCAGTAACCCAACAACAAATTTAAGTTCTGATGGGGCAATAGGGATAAATATTCTTGGAGGACAAGGACCATACAATGTTACATGGGCTTATGACGGTAGTAAAGGAACTACTTTATCTAATTTACCTCAAGGAAGTTATCCGGTCCAAGTGATAGATGCTTACGGTGATTTTAACCAAACAGTTATTTGTAAGTTAGGTTCAGATTTAACTTGTAGTCTCAGTGGAACTTGCACAGAGGTTCTTGGATGTGATTTGAATATAAGTATATCGGTAAGAAATAGAACTTATAATAATAATGACGGTGCTTTATTTGTTACAATTCAAAACTCTTATAGTGTTCCGTCCATTTTATGGAGTCCCGGTGGACAAACAACATCTTTTATTGATGGTTTACCAAAAGGTGTATACACGGTTACCGTCCAAGATACAAAAGTTCAGGGTTGTATAAAAACATTATCATACACATTAAATTAATATAATAAAAATAATTGAATGACTTATTTTGTTAAATTGACCGAAGGAAATTCATCAGGAAATTATAATATATACTATGATAGTATAACGCCTGGCACTTCAAACCTTATGACTTTAGTTGCAACAAATACGCCAGCAACTAACGTTACTTTGGGACAATTGTTACAAGGGGTTGAAGTAAGTTCGCCTGTGGTTCCTAATAAGGTTATTGTATATGGAATTGAGTGTGATGTGGCACTAAATTTAACTTTTACAAGTTCAACATTTGTAGTGATACCCCCAATATATTGTATCACATATCTCACTGACACACAAAAAACATTACAACTCATACCTCAGACAACGTTGTATAACGGAGAAATACAGTGGGCGACAACTGATGGGACTAAAAATCTGAGATGGAATCCATATTATAACGGAGGAAGAGGAAGATGGGAAATGATTGTGGATACGAATCTTATTCTTGTAAATGAACTTAAAACTAATGGACTACCGGAAGGTAACTGGTTTTTTATTGGTTCTATTATTGGTAGTTCAGTTGACACCTTGAACAGAACTTTGGTTGTAAGTGAGGGAATTTGTGCACCCACACAAACCTTCTCTTGTAGCCTTAAATCAACACCAAATAGTTGTTCAGGTTCAAAGACCTATGACGGAACTATAACTGTAACTGTTTTAGGTGGAACACCACCGTATACATATGATAATGGTATATTAGAATCAACTTGGCCGGTTTTCAATTCCGTTGCACCGGGTGACTATATAATTGTAACAAAAGATTCGGAGGGTAATGAAACAAGTTGCTCAACAACAGTTGGAGACGGAGATAAAAAAATAGATTTCACTGTTAGTCTGAACTATGTAACAAATGATGTATTCTCAAATTTTGATACTAAAACTAAGAGAACATCATTCGATTTATCAGTTCAACCCGCAATACCTGCGGGAACAACAATTACTGTAACTTTAAGTTTTACAGATATTAGAGCAGTGTCATCACCAGGGACAGGAACAGTTTCTAACACATTAGAAATTAGTAAAAATGGTGATGTAATTCCAATTACAAATATTGTAACGAGAGAAGTAAATACACCAAGAGATAATTGTAGTAACTATAATACTATCGAATCAATAGTATTGAGAGATGTAACATTTACACTCACAAGTGGAGATGTTTTGGAAGGGTCCATAACTTCAACAGTTAATCTTACATCACCACAAGTTGATGTAACGAGCAATTGTGCGACAGAATTAAAAAATAATTTTTATATACAAAAATTGACTTTGACAAGTAATTGTAAATGTTGCACTGTAACCTCCGCAGAAGCGACGCCACTTCAAATTATGGATAATACAATTACCGCAACAGTAAAATCTAATCCGGGTGCGGTTCCAATCCAACTTGCATACAGTCAAGCGGATTGTGATACTGCATGTGAGGCAACAATTGCAACATATTACACTTCATGTTTTACTTTAGCACCTAATTGTGAATTGTTTACAGACACAACATTAACAACAAAAGCACCCATAGGATATTATTCTGATTATACTTATTGTCATTATTTCAATGGTGATGTTATTGTTGATACGAGAACGTGTTCTTTTGGACCACCTACAGATACTATAAAATATTATAAAGCGGATGTGTTCAGATGTTCACCATTTAATTGCACGGTTCCTATCGATAATATTATAGTCTCTGTAGACCCCAACTACACTTTGATTGCGAACTCATACTACAGAGATGTCGAATATTCGGATTTTGTATATGAAATTACACAAACAAGAGGTGTTACAGGACCTGCAACAAGAAATCTTTAGCATAACACCACCATAATTGAAATATATGTCATCAATAATCAGAATAAATAACATAAATGGAACTCCACCCTACGTAGTGTATGTATGTGACTTTTATGAAAATAATTGTCAGTATATTACAACCCTTAGTGGTGCTGTCACACCTCCGATTGATATAGTATTGACCAGTGGTTTTACAAGTGTTCCAATTGTGTTGATAAAAATTATTGATAACACCGGATGTGTAACGAAACATACACAAATTTGTGCTGATTTTCCTTCACCAACACCTACTGTTACAACAACACCAACTCAAACACCAACCTTTACACCAACTAACACTATTACACCTACACTAACACCATCCATAACACCTACAAATACAGAAACACCAACTCAAACACCGACAGTATCGCCATCATCTCCTGGTTGTTGGTTGTATCAAGTATCAACAACAGAGGCGTTATTACAAGATTTCAGTTTCTTTGATTGCGCTGGAAGTCTAAATAGCGGCTCTGTTGATAATACTTCACCTATTTATTTTTGTGCACAATATGGTTCTCCTTCCACAATTGGAAATGTGAATTTCACTTTGAGTGGGGATTGTCCTACTTACTACGTATACTCCTATGGTTATGATTTATCAAGTTGTCCTTGTGGTACACTAGTCACTAATTCATATTATAGTTATGATAATCCACTGACAGTTGGTTCCGTATTATATACAAGTATTTTTGGTGGGGCGTTGAACTATTTTGCCCCTGATGGTTATTACGCGGCGGAAATCGGGGACTGTATTGCAATTAGTGGAGGTGTTGGGGTAATTTCGAGTATAACTCCATGCCCATAAAATAAAATAAATTTAATAAATCAAAAATAACAATTTGTAAAAAATCTTTTAAATAAAAAACTATTTATATTTATGTCTTACATTATTAAAAATACTTCAGGATTAGTTAACACAAGAGTGACCGACGTTGGAAGAAGAAGATTATCACAAGGAAGATTTGACATTGCTTACTTCCAAATTGGTGATAGTGAAGTTAATTATCAATTAATTGACACCAACAGAATTGTAAACAACAACATTCTAACTCCGGCATTCAACTCACAAAATGATGTTGGAACCCCACAATCTAATAAACAAAATGTCAAATATCCGTATTATGTAAATGGAGGTAATGGAAATACTTATGGTATTCCATACATGGAAAGTAATGTGGATTCCGTTTACAACTCTGCGGGTTCTAAAGGTTTTTTTAGTTCGACAACATACAACTTGTGCACAAACACCTAATTCACCGCAAGTAAATGATTTTGTTACATTATATTTAGATGGTATTGGTGATTGTCAAAATATCTCACCATCACCTATTCTTACATATAAAATACAATCTATTACAACCGCAGGTTCTAATTACACTATTACATTAGACAGAAATGTTCCTGATTATTCAAATTTAGGTTTAAGTGGTGATTTCGCTAAAGCACATGTTTACCCGTCGGGAATGACACAATTATATGATACTATTACACCACAACCGTTTTGGCAGACAGATACTTTGAATTTTGAATCTCCATGTGATGTAATTAACCGTGAAAATACTTTGATTTGGAATATGAACATCCCTTGGACTGAAAGTCCTGCAGGTTTATTCAGTAATGTGTCAGAATCATATAAAGAATACAATTCGTCAACATACATAGGAACTAAAGAACTTTTGGGGTATAATGAAAACTCAGGACAAACAGATACAGGAGAAGTGTTTTATTACAACTCTTTTGATGAAAAGATAAATTTATCACCAAGTGACCAAAAGGCGATTGCTATTATACATTATACAAACCAAGATATTGATTTTGTTTACGGGGAAAAATTTGCAACACAACCTTTTGACCCAACCGACCCCACTAATACAACAGGATTGGCTAGAAACTTTATGTTAAGTTTACCAACTGTTATGTGGCACAAAACAACAGGAACAACAATAGGGTTGAATTTGTTTATTGACCCACCTAACAGGAGTGACTTATTTGATGCAGGTCCATATTATATCAAATCAAAAGTTAATGATGATATGAATGACCCAGGAATTAGATATTATCATTTATGGGATGATAATGCGGATGAAAAAAATCAACTTAATAGAGTTGGTAAAGTGTTTCCGGACCAACAAATCATTATTATAGATGATGAGGAATTGGTTGCTGCGATGTCTTATAAAGCCAATCGAAATTGGACTCTCCCGGCACCAAAACTTTCTTTGATAACACCAAATACTTGTTTTACAAACAACCAAGTTGCGGAAGGTATTATGTCTTTACCAAATGAAAGAATGTGGGTTACTTACAGATTTGATTCTGATTATTTCACAGAATCACTTCATTGTAATTATTATTCATATATAGATGGACCAAGTAGTGCTTGCACACCAACAACACAAAATGTTGCGGTGAGATTTGGTTCTGAATTTCCATTTTTAGCTGATGGCTCTTTGAGTGGTTTTTCTGCTAATGGTATGAAAATTTTATGTCAAAAAGTAATTGGTGGAGGTAGACCTAACCCAACACAATGGAAAATGATAGATGTGACCAATCAACTCACATCAACCATGAGTAATGGATATATTACACTACAAGGTCTGACAGGAAGAACATTTGAGATTTCTTTGAGTGGATATAATAATGCAACATCTTATAATCTAAATAACTACATAACATTACCTGCTGCGAATGGACAATCTGATGTAATGAATTTTGGGGAAGAATATTATTTCTATGGTAATCTTCAAACAGATATCACAGCAACAATTTATCAGATGAGATATCTTGTCACACTAAATAGAAATCAATTCACGAACACTTCTAATCCTACATGGACTTCGGGAACTACTTCATTTATTAATGAAATTGGACTTTATAATCAAGAAAAAGAGCTTATGATTGTATCTAAATTGCAATCACCACAAATTAGACAGGGGATTCAGCAATTTGTTGTTAAGCTAGATTTTTAACATATGAAAAAAAACATATCAAAAGATTCACCCAAAATACTTGGGTTGGATGTATCGACAAAGACAACAGGTATTTGCCTGTTCGATATTGAATCAAAAGAATTATTGGAGCTAACACACATATCTCCAAAGGTTAAAACTGAAAGTAAAATTGAAGAATTATTGCTCAAAGCGGCAGTTTTCAGAGAAAAAATACAAACTTATGTTGGGTTAGGAATAACTACAGTTGTTATCGAAGAACCACTCCTTAACTCAAACAATGTCTATACAGTAGGAACACTAATGCGTTATAATACTTTAATTTGTAAAGAAGTTTATGATGTATTGGGAATCGTTCCTGAATTTATCACCACATATAACTCCCGGAAATTCGCATTTCCTCATCTTGTTAAACAGAATGACAAAGGTAAATTTGTCCTGTTTGGAGGATATCCAAAAGATATCGACAAAAAAGTAATTATTTGGGAACTCGTTGCAAAAAGAGAACCACAAATTCAATGGTTATATACAAAAAATAATACATTGAAAAAAGAAAATTATGATATGTCTGATAGCTACGCCTGTGCTCTTGGTTATTTGAAGTCGAAAGAAATTTGGTAATGTAAATCTCGTTTCATATCTTTGTGGTATGAAAGAATTAATTGATAAGTATAAAGAAGCTAAAGAGTATGCCGATACTCTTTATAATCAGATATTAGATACCCCCGATGGGTTTTTATATGTAACTTGTCTGCGATGTTACGGTTCTATACGTTGGGAAACCCACCTAAATGAGTTTGTAACCCAAGACCTCTGTAATGAGTATTACGGAGACAACGGTATTGTTGAGGTTTATACAAATAACCCAAATAACAGTATCGAATCATATTGGGGTGTTAAGGTTATGACTGAAGAGGAAATTATTAATATGTCAAAAGAAAACATATCAATGACTAGTGCAATAACTAGTTGGATTACAAAAGGACTTTAAAATAAATTTGGCAGTTTCAGAACTATTATATACCTTTACATTATGAAACAACTACCATACATCCAAACATCTACCGCAATCATCGGTTATTCAGAGTCATTAATTGCTAAAAACGAAAGTAACGACTGTTTTGTCAGGGCGGTTGCTTCGTCTTTTGACTGTCCTTATGACACCGCCCACGCATGGGTAAAAGAAAAATTTAACAGAGAAGACAGAAAGGGAACAAAATGGGCCGTATGTAAAATGGCAACTATGTCATCTCACGGACAAACTTTTAACGAAAAATCAATAAAGGTTGTCAGTAATCTATTAACAATAGATTCGAAGAAGAATAGGGTTAAAAGAACCACTCTTAATCAATTCATTAAAAAGTATCCAACAGGGACTTATATCTTGATTGTTAGGGGACATGCGTTTACATTAAAAGATGGTTCGGTCATTGGAAATACTAGTGATGCTAAATCACTCAAAAAAATTGTTCATGACGCTTTTGAAATAAAATAATGATGCAAGAAGAAACTCAAATTGTATTAGAACTTATCGAGGAAGTTCTCGGGGAACCAAAAAAGTCCTATGAAAGCAAACTGCAATTCGGATACAACTGTTGTGAGTGTGATGAAGGTAGAGGTAAAGGTAATTTAGAAATAAACTTGGAGAAACACGTTTATCATTGTTGGTCCTGTGGAATATCAGGACCACTTGGTAAATTATTTGATGAATATGGTAATAAGAAGTTAAAGAAAACTTATCTACTAATCCGACCCGACGAGTTCAAAATACAGGAGAAGAAAAAAAATCAACTTAAACCACCATCCGGGTTTGTTAAAGTCACCGAGGCAACACCTGTTTATCCACCACATAAAGAGGCGTTCAATTATCTTAAAAGTAGGGGAATAACTGATGAGATTTGTGAGAAGTATAATATTGGTTTAACAACCACCGGTGATTATCAGGGAAGGATTATTATACCATCATATAACAATGAGGGGGAACTAAATTACTTTATTGCGAGGTCTTGGAACCCAAAAGCCCGAATGAAGTATAAGAACCCACCTTGTGAGAAAGACCAGATTATCTTCAACGAGAACCGGATAGATTGGGAACAGGATATATTCTTATGTGAGGGGGTGTTTGATTCCATATTCTTACCAAACTCAATACCGATGCTTGGTAAGTTTATGTCTGATTTATTGTTTACAACTTTATACGAGAAAGCAAAAGGTAATATCACTATATGTCTCGACAGTGATGCTTGGGAGAACAGTTTATCATTATATCACACCTTAAATGGTGGGGTATTATACAATAGAATTAAGTTAATCAAATTACCCGGAGATAGTGATATTGCTGATTTGAGGGGAGAAATTAAAGAAGAATATTATTTTAACATTTTATGAAAATAGGAATTATTGGAAGTAGAACATTTAATAACTATGAACTTCTTAAAGAGGTCATGTCCGACTACATTTATCAAGGGTCTTTACTTGACTGTGAACTTGTTGTAAGTGGTGGTGCAAATGGTGCGGACAAACTTGGTGAGAAGTGGGCCAAGGAAAATGGGATTCCCACTCTCATATTCAAACCGGATTGGAATAAGTATGGTAAATCTGCCGGTTTTATAAGGAATGAAGATATTATAAAAAATTCTGATTTTGTAGTTGTATTTTGGGACGAAGTCTCGAAAGGGACTAAAAGTTCCATAGATTTAGCAATAAAACACGATATTCCTGTGAGAATTGTTACTTTTTAGTTCGTTTTTTAGATATTTTCTAAATCTTGTAGATAAGAAAAAAAAACTTTTGGTGGTAACCAAAAAGGTCATATCTTTGTGTTCTAAATCAATTAAGGGTATGAAGAACAACAATATCAAAGTAGGGGATTTCGTTAAAGCGATGTTCAATGGTTCACCGGTTCGAGGTGTTGTGACAGATATTAAAAAGGGTGTAATAGTAATTGAAAAGTATCAAGGAACGGGTCATTGGGACGTTACAACGGGTTACACTACTTACACAGGAACTAATACCTTCTTGAATATAAGAAAAATTGATAGTATCGAAAAAATAAATTTGGCGGTTCAAAAATAACATCTTACTTTTACATTCTAAATCAATAAAACAATGACAACAACTACCACAACTCCGACAACCTCAGTAATCAAATTGACAAAAAACCCGGTATTAGCGGGAGACGTATTTTACGGAAACATCGAACTTACAATCAAGGATAAATCACATAATGTGATTGTATCAAACCATATGAAAGAGGATAAAAAATATGAGTTCCGTTTGGCAACAAAGTGTCAAGCAGGATTCATCTCAATTTCTGATTATACTGATACACCAAAAGGTGTGATTACTAGTTGGAAAAAAGGTGCTCTTGTTAACATTCAGGTTAAGAATGAGTATGGAACTTGGAGTAATGTTTATACTGTAAAAACCGGTAAGTGGCATTCAATTGACAAGTCATTTTTGGATGTGTTGACTGTAGGTGATATGAGACAATCATTTCCTGACATGTGTGATGATAATTTGTGGAAAAAGTTAGGTGCTAAAACTTGGGCGGACAAAGCGTTCGTTCAGAACTAAAAAACTAGTCCGCAGGCCACGGAATCGAAACACGGAGAACGCCTCTCAGAATAGAGTTCACTCTTGCACAGGCACACTACCTCCCCGAATCGTTTGTCGGCAAAGTTGGCAACTCTTATATGAGGTTCAAAAGTTGCAAATAGTCAGGTGGCGGAATGGAAGACGCTATACTTAAGCAGTTGAAGCTGGGTAATTCAACAATACAGGTTCAAATCCTGTCCTGACTACTAAAATTTTTTATTATGACATTTTTTATCAAGTTTATTTTGGTTATGGTTGCCATGATTTTGGCTGACGTTTGTTGGACTATGTATTTCATAGAGACAGAAAAGAGAAGGTCAGTACCAGCTGGATTGTGGGGCGCAGCAATTCTACTATTTGGTTCTTTGGTAACGATGAACTATGTAGATGACCACCGGTTATTAGGTGCTGCGGTTATTGGCTCATTTATTGGTGTTTACATTACAATCGAATGGAAAAAGAAAAAAGAAAAAAATAAGGATAGTGTTTCAAAAGTTTATTAAAGTTAAATTGAGTGAAATAGAAAAACCTCGAAATCTTAGTTGGAGTAAAAGACAATTACGACTCGAAAAAGAACTACTCTCAAAACCTTTGAAATATCCTCTGATAATTTCAAAAGACATGAAATTGTTGGACGGTAATCATAGATACCAAAGTTTATTAAATAATTTTGGAGAAGAATATGAGATAGTTGTTAGAAAGATTTCAATAACCAAAAGAGTTTATAACCTTTTGGTTTTTCTGTTTTCTCCAATTCTAATACCGGTTGGAGTATTTTATTTTTGTAAGTCAATTTTCAATTAAAGACTCTTTTATTGTATTTATATAAAAAAAGTTTGATGAAAGTTATTTTAACAGAAAAACAATATGAAAAACTCAAAGGTGAAATGGAAGAAGCCTTGGGTGTCCCGGAAGGTATATTAGAAGTAGGGGAAGAAATCTACGATTTGATTATAAAAAATTTGGAAGAATTCGAAGGAGATATTGATGATTTAAATCAAGACGGTATTGAATTCGAACACACATTTAAAGTAGGTGACCACTATTTCTATAGAGTAAAATTGAATTTCCAAATTGAAGAACACGAAGAAGCCAAAAAAGTCGATATGGTTGGAATGAGTTCTGAAAATGAAGCCGAATTAGACGACAGATTTGTTTTACAAAGTAGAAGAGACCCGGATGAGATAATTATAGGATTTAAATTTTTTATCGAATCAGGACAAGGGGTAGAAGACATAGTTGATTATATAAAAAAATATAGGAAAGAAGATATTCCGTCACTAACTCATGAAATTAAACATGCTTTCAGAGACGTAAAACAGAAAGGCGATAAACCTAGAGATAGGTCCATTTATGTTGCAACACAAATGATTAGAGAAACGTTTGGTTATGTTCCGGCATTAAACGAATTCTTGTTTAATTCATATTTCATACACGTAATAGAAAATGTTGTCAGACCTACAGAAATGGCTGCGGAAATGAGAATCAATAATGTATCACAAAAAGAGTTTCTGAATTTCTTTCTAAATACGGAAATGATTCTAAGACTAAAACAAATACAAAATTTCAGTTATACCGAATTCAAAGAAAAATTGAAAACAAAAGATATTGACAGAATCAAAAAACTTTTAGACGCCATCGATTCCGATTATGATGGAAAGAGTGATGAAGAAATTGTTAATGAATTTCTCAAATTATTTTTAGTCAATTTGACTAACAGTAAAAATGAAGTCATGAAAGAGATTCTGACAAATAATATGTTTGAAAAAATGTTCGGACTTAGAGGAGATAAAGACCAATTTTTTAGAAAATTCGTATCATATACTACCAAGTTTGGTTATGATTACGATGCATTTTTTGAGAGTGAAGAAAAATACTTCCACCGGGTTGCGAACCAAATGATAAAAAAACTTGCCAAGTTGTATGCTATGGCTAAGAAAGACTCTGAATAATCAAATATTTATTTGAAATGAAAGATATTATACTCAAAATCATTATGGAAGAGGTTGAAAACCAAAACCCCCTCACCCCTATTGAAGTAAAGTTATTCAAAGAATTAAATAAAGGCACAAACAAGTTAGAGTCAGACAAAAAAATATTAGAAAAATTAGATACTATTCTGGCTTATCTATCTATACCAAAAAAAACTGCAAAGTATTATCTTGCTCTTTATAAAGCAAACTATAGACCGGAAGGAGACTATCAAAATTTAACTTCAGATGAATTTTTTGGTTTAAGGCATTTACCACCAACAAGAACAACAAACGTTGAGTCGGACACATATTCAACCGCAAAACTACCTTTCAAGGGTTCAAATCTTTATGGTAAGTGGGAAAAAGATTCTAAAGGTGTTGAATACTATGTTATTGTCTCTTACAATTGGTATCCAATTTATTTATTTAAAGAAGATAAATGGTATAAAATTTATCACCCATATTCTACTTCAACTAGTAAACAAATGTCCAATGTAAATCCAATTGAATATGATTCATCTATTGGAACGGATGTTATTTTTGTTACAAAAGATGAGATGGGTGCTTTAAGGTATAATGCGACTTATGAGGACATCATGAGTAAAAAACCAAAAGAGTTATTAAAAAGAAAAGAAGATTTTTTAAGTAAAAGGGCGACATCAGTAGGTGGAGGTAGATGGGGAAATTATATTAAAGTAAAATTCAAAATAACAGACATAAGAGAAGAAGGAGATAAGGCGGTTATTGATGTTACTGTAATTGACGCCGGACCAACTGAAGGTGACGGTTCAAGAAAAATGATTCCGACAAAAGGAAAATACTTAACAGGAGAAATACCTGATATAACTAAAGAAAAGGTAGAAAAAACTATCAAAAATAAAATTTTATTAAATTTCAAACAGTTTCTTGGAAATTTTCCAAAATGGAGCGAAGAAACCGGTTATGATTTGGATACTTATCCTGAAAAACATACAGTCAAATTTAATTTTATACATCCAAATGTGTAATTAATAATCCCTCCCCATAAAGGAGGGATTTTTTTTATAAAAAATTTGGTAGTTTCAGAAACATTTACTATTTTTACACCCTAAACAATTACAGTATGAAACCAACTACCAAATCAGCATCCGGAACATCATTCCACAACACAACATTTCAAGCAACGCCAAATCAACTTTTAGAATTGTTGGGAGAACCTTATGGTGACTACAATGATGGAAGTGATAAGACCAACTTTGATTGGACTATGGAAACTGAAACCGGTGATGTCTTTACAGTATATGATTGGAAATATTACCACGTATTAGATATGAACACAGTTTATGAGTGGCATATTGGTGGTAAGGGTAAGAATATTACAGAAATTGCGTTACAAGAAATAAATCAATTACTTAATAATAAAAATTAATGTTATGCCAACATTTTATGCAGACGATATTGACATCGAACCACATGAATTCGTGTCGGCGTGTCGAAAAAAAGAAATTCAAGAACTGATAGAAGAGTTAGTAGAATCAGGACATTTACCACCAAGTGTTAAATCGTGGTCAAAAAAAGAAAACCCAAAGGGATTTCATCCAATGGAAGTCCGATTAGAAACCTCATTGGATAAATTACATGGAAATTATCACCGACTAACAAGTGAGGAAGAAGAAACTATAATTAAAATTGCGAACAGATTATGAATTTAAAAGATATTGCACAAGAAATAAGAAACGTTATTTCGCAGAAACAATCAGAGTTGGGGTTAGAGTTTTTCGAGGAGGAACACAAATACCAAATGAAGGATACGGATGGGAAAATCAAAAACGACTTTCCCTCCGTATCTAAGGTATTAAAATGTTTTTATGACGAGTTCCCAACGGAAGAAGCGGCTTACAAGAAATCAGGTGGAGACCCCGACGAACAAGAAAGGTTGATAAAAGAGTGGGCCGATGCGGGTGATTACGCAACTAATATGGGTAGTAGAACTCACTTTATCTTGGAAATAAATTGTGGCTTATGGAGAATAAAGATAAGACGGGGTATGGGTTGGTTATAACTGATTGGAAGACGAACAAAATTAAGAACTTTCAAACAACCCGTTATACCAAAAAAATGAAAACACCATTTCACTTTGTGGATGATTATGCACTCGGACACTACTACATTCAGTTACCTCTGTATTGTAAGTTGTTCTTGAAGATGTTGGAGGGTAGTAAGTATGAAAACCTGAGTCTCTATGGTGGTGTTGTAGTCCTGTTAAAGGATGACTCGGATTACGTGGAGTATAGAATACCAAAAGAAGTCATTAGCACAACGATGCAAATGACAGTAAAAAACTATCTTAAAAAATAAATAATATGACAGCAGTAGAATGGTTAATAAATGAACTTCAACTTTATTATGAAGGGAAATCAAAACTTGTTTATTATGAAATTATTGAACAAGCCAAAGAAATGGAAAAGCAACAGATGCATAAATGTGCTTCATTTTGGAGAGGTAAAGAAAATAAAATAGAAATACCAATATTTGAACAATACTACAATGAAACTTATGGAAGTAAGGGAAGTGATGTTCCTCAATTAAAATATAAAGATGGGACACCAATAAGGTCTTATGATTCTGCTAAAATACAAGAAATGGTAAAGTTAATGAATGAACCCACATCTTCCCAAACAGAAATATCAGATGAGGAGATTGAGAAGGAAGCGTCAAGGATACACGGGGTAGGTTCTATGCTCTGGGAAGAAGGTGCTAAATGGTATAGAGAACAATTAAAAAGTAAAATATGTCAAAAGTAGAAGAATTAAGGGCGAAATACCCAAAAATAACAAACGCAACCTTCAAAAAATTTGAAGAAGGAGATGAAACAAAAACAAAAAAATACCTACCATTTATGTTAAAATTGTGGGTAAATAGAAGTAGTGAAATTTCAAATTCAACAGAACTGGTTAAGTTGGTTAATATGTTTGATGAACTTTTACCATATATTGAAAATAAGGACATTTACCACAAGGACTATGAGGATATTACTTTTTTCCTAAAAGTCATTAATGATGCGATGAATGAAAAAAATGAAAAAACCTTTGTCCGGAAGGAACATGCAAATGTTCTTCACGAATGTGATGAATATATTTTATTACAACCACTAACACATAGAGGTTCATTAAAGTATGGGGCAAATACCAAATGGTGCACTTCAAGTAAAAAAGATAAAAACACTTTCGAAAGATACACTAAAAATGGATTTCTCGTTTATTTTTTATCAAAAAAAGAAGATAAGTCAGAAGACGTAAAAAAATTAGCTTTTTTTTCTAACTATGGTGATGACCCCCTACTTTCCGGTGTAGAACTATATGACTCTTTGGACAAACGAATTTCTTTTACCAGAGTCGTAGAAGGTGGATGGGATATAAACCAATTATTTGCGGCAATGGCCATCTACCGGGCGAACTTCACAAACGAAACTAGAGTGACCTATGCAAAACAATCAATCAATAAGGCGGTCTTGACCCTCACAAGTATAGATTTCGACTTATTGAGACAACAAATCGATATAGTTGAGAAATCAAAAAATAATGACTATATTAGTGATATAAAAGAAAAAATAAACGAGTTTATAAAACAAATTCCAGTAAACATATGAGCGAAATAATCGGACAACCCCAAATCTCCCTAAAAGAACAACCCACAATAGTTTGTGAGTCATGTGGTTCTGAATTCTTTAGAGAAGTAACAATGTTAAAAAAAGTATCACGACTACTAACCGGAGCGGCAAACGACACAATTGTTCCATTCCCAACTTACATGTGTAATAGTTGTGGTTATGTTAATAAAGATTTAAGAATATTTGATGACGAAACACCAAAAATTGAAGAATAAAATGATAAAAAGACTATTACACTTTTCTGATTTACATATCAGATTATTTAAGGACCACGACCTTTACAAAAGTATTTTACAGACTGCCTTGTCTGAGTGGAAGGCACTTGCTCCTGACAGAATAGTATTCACCGGAGACCTGGTACACAGTAAAAACCAAATGACACCTGAACTTATCGAGTTTGTTGCTTGGGTATTAACTGAATGTTCCAAGATTGCAAAAACTGTTGTCATTATTGGTAATCACGACTTCCTTGAGAACAACACCCAAAGGTTGGATGCTCTAACACCAATCATCGATTCACTCAACAATGAAAATGTTACATACCTAAAAAACAGAGGTGTATATGAGGATAGTAATATAAATTGGTGTGTATATTCTCTTATGGAACACAACATTCCACCGGATATTAGTAAATCTGATAAAATTCTATATAAACTCTATTGATTCCCTCGTTGAAGGTAATGAAAAATTAGTTAATTATTAAAATGGAAGTTAAACTCAATTTATCCAACACAGAACATAAAGAACTAATATCTTATTGCAATCTTAATGACTTATTGGTTAGTGAAGTAGTCAAGAAATCCTTTACAACTGGTTTTAATATTGAGAGATATGGCTTATTATCAGAGGGTGCTAAAGTTATAGAAAAGGAGGTAGAGAAGATTGTGGAAAAAAGAATTGAGATTCCTGTTGAGGTTATAAAAGAAGTCGTTAAAATTGAATATGTGGAGATTGAGAAACCTGTAGAAGTAATTAGAGAGGTTGAAAAAATTGTTGAAGTTCCTGTTGAAAAAGAAGTGATAAAGATAGTTGAGGTTGAAAAAGTAACGGAAGGAACTACACAGGTCATTGAAGTAATAAAAGAAGTTGAAAAGATTGTGGAAGTCCCGGTTGAAGTAATAAAAGAGGTTATAGTAGAAAAGGAACAGGATACTACAAAACTTAAAGCGTTAGAAGAAACATTACAAAAATTAAAATCCCAACTCATAGAAAAAAATAAAATAATTGAAGGGTTGGAAACTAAAATAAACCAAGTTCAAGCAAACTCCTCATCACAAGTTACATATTTGAGGGGTTCAAATTTGAACGATAAACTTTTTTAAACTATATTTGCATTATGACACAATTAGTATTATGGATGATTATGGCTTATGGAATAACCAATATCGTCGTTTATGGAAGTATTTTCAACGGACCGAGAGAATTTATCAGAAAGTGGTCTGAATCAACATTACCATTCAATTCATTAGGGACATTCATCAAGAATATGACTAGCTGTCCTATGTGTTTTGGAACTTGGTTTGGATTTTTTGCAGGAATTTTCTTATATTCACCAGTACACGAAATATTAGGTGTTAGTTCATACGGTTCTTGGTTTTTCGATGGAATGTTAAGTTCCGGAGCAGTATGGGCAATCAACTCAATTATCGAATGGTTCGAACAAAACAGACCAAATAACAATCAAATATTATAATATGCCAAAATCAAAACAAAGAAAAGGACATAAGAAAAAAGTCCAAGTAAGAACCGCGGCTCTTAAATCAGAACAACTTAAGTTCCAAAAAGAAATGATGGAGAAAATGGAAGAATTGAGACAGAAGTTTCAAGAACAGTCAGGAACAACACAAAACCCAGAAACAAATGAAATGGGACTTATTCAACCCAAAGCCGGAATTTAATTATAAAAATATGAGTCATAAACTAGACACAACTACATTAGAGAACCCTTACATACAAGTTATTTGGGAAGACATCCCGGAGAACTTCACCCAAGAAAGAATCAAATCTGTTAAGCAGTATTTCCAAAAGAAATATAACTCAAACAACATTAATGTTGTGACCAAAGTTAAGACGGAAGAAGGTGTTCAACAAACCATAGACATTTCTGCAAATGTTATGGATAAGAACTACCAAAACGAATTGGTTAAGTCTCTTGTTGAGGCAAAAGGTCATACCGCTCTTTTACCAAGTATTATGAATATCGATACTGCGGTTGAACAGAAAATGTTGTTAGACGAAGTTGAAATTACCCCATTTAAGAAGTGGTATATCAGGAAAATTGAGTTCAGTAATTTCTTATCTTATGGGGAGAATCAAGTGATTGATTTTGATAAGTGTAATGGTATTACTGTGGTTGAGTCAGACCCACCTAACTTCGGAGGTAAGACAGTTCTTACTGTGGATTTGTTAATGTTTCTATTTTTCAATACAACTACCAAAACACAAAAGGCGGAAGAAATCTTTAATAGATTTACCGATAAAAATAAAGTAAGTGTTAGTGGTGAGATTACTATTGATGGGGAAGATTACATAATCGCAAGAAATATTGAGAGGAAGAAAAACAAGGCGGGAGAATGGAATGTTAAAACCGAGTTGGAATTCTTTAAGAAACTTGCCGATGGACAGTTATTAAACTTCACCGGAGAACAGAGAAGGGAAACTGAAAACTTCATTAAGAAATCTATTGGAGAACAGGATGATTTTCTTATGACCATCTTAACCACCGCATCAAATTTGGAAGATTTAATTGACGCTAAACCAACAGCAAGAGGACAGGTGTTATCAAGATTCTTGGGGTTGGAGTTTATTAAGAAGAAAGAAGAAACTGCCAAGGAAATCTATTCTGAGTTCTCAAAGGGTATGATGTCTAATGTCTATAATACGGAGTCATTAAGACAAGATAATGAAACCAGTAAATCTGAGATTGATAATTTAAAACAAGAAATCAGAGATGCTGATGAAAAAAATCTTGATGTTGAGCAGAGGTTAAAGAAGGGTCAGGACTATAAGGATAATCTTCTCAAATCAAAATATACTGACTTGGACCAAGAATTGGTTGTATTGAAACCTGAGATTCTTAAAACCGGCATTGGGGATTTCGAAAAGAAAATTGAACAAATAGAACAACAAATCAAAGATGTCAATGTGGTTGAACCAAAAGAGTTCTACCACGAAGACAAACACGATAAAGTTAAAGAAGACTTAAACAAAACCAAGATTGAACTTAACAGGGCTCACGATAGATGGGAAGACATAAGTGATATGGTTACCAAGTATGGTAATGGGGTTGAATGTCAACACTGCGGTATTAAGTTGATGGAAGCAGAACTTACCAAAAAGAAAATATCAGAACTTGATGAGTGGAAACAAAAAGTGGACGAACTTACCGATAAAGTTAAGGGACTTGAAGAAGAGGAAAAGTCATTTAGAAACTTGAAACAAGAATTTGATACCTACGAGAGAAACAAACTTATTAAAGAAAAGTATGAATTGTCTTTGGAATCAGAACAAATGAAAATGGACCAACTCAAAGATAAATTGGTTAGGTATGAAGGAGTTCAGGAGAAGATTAAAAAGAACAATGAGATTGATGCTCAACTCATAAAGGCTAATATGAGAATTGATGAATTGATGAACGAGAAAAGAGGATATGAAAGAATCAAGGTAACAAACAATCTCAACGTCGACAAGTTCAATGAAAGAATTGAGAAGAACAACGAGATAATCACAAAAATTGCGGAGGAGTTTGAGAGAGAGAAGTTGTATAAAATTTACTTGGATGTGTTTGGAAAGAATGGTATAACCAAGATGATTATGAAAACCATGATGCCACTTATCAATCAAGAACTTCAGAGATTATTAGTTGATTCTTGTTATTTCAATTTGGAAATCAGAATCAGTGATAAAAACGAGGTTGAGTTCATCATGATTGATGGTTCCACCGGTATCGAGAAACTTATGTCCTCAGGTTCAGGATATGAAAAAACAATTGCGAGTATGGCTTTGAGGGCGGTATTGGCTAAAGTAAGTTCATTACCGAAACCAAATATCCTTGCTTTTGATGAGGCGTTCGGAAAGATTAGTAATGAGAACCTTGAGTTAGTTGGAGAGTTCTTCGGTAAGATTAAAAGTTATTTCGAAAAGATATTTGTAATTAGCCATAATCCACTTATTAATAATTGGGCTGATAGCGTTGTTAGGGTAACTAAAGTAGATAATGTTAGTAAAGTAACCCAATAAAAAAATGAAGAAATTAAAACCAAATCAAATAGAAAAAATAGAAGAAACTTTAAAGGATTTTAAATGTTTACTTCAAAGGTATAGGGAAGTTAAAGATAATTCTGAAAAGTTAAATTTGTTTTTCACTAGAAATAGAAATCCAATTTGGGATATAACAAATATAAATTTTTTCAGAACCGGATTAAAATCTGAAGTTGCGGTTCAAGACAAAAGTCAAATTTTAGTTGATGACCATTTTATCCAAAGAAGTAAATCTTTAAAATTTATATTTGACGAGTTAGATAACCAGGAGGATATGTCTTTAGAAGATTTTATTAATTTAGTAAAAAGATTATGTTCTACTGTAAAATTGACCCGAGAAGAACATAATAAGGTTACCCTGTTTGCAAAGAAAAACCCAACATATCTAAATTATGAGACATATGTTGCTTGTGGAATAAAAGTAGATGGATTATCCAATTTTATTTTGAAATAAAATATAAAGGTATTATATTTGCTTCATGCAAACATTCTTACCATACTCCGACTTCAAAAAATCCCTTGAAGTCTTGGATAACAAAAGATTAGGAAAACAGAGGGTAGAAACATATCAGATTATATCTGCTATAACTAGAAGACCAAAATTAGACGGGACACCATACAAGGGTTGGATAAACCATCCTTGTTCAATAATGTGGCAAAAATTTGTCCCTGCGTTAAAATTTTACTATAATTGTTCAATAGACGAATGGGTCAAAAGAGGTTTTAAAAATACAATGGTTAAAGAAATAATTGAAGAACCAATTATTTTACCTGATTGGTTTGGGTTTGAAGATTTTCATTCATCCCATCGGGCCAATCTACTAAAAAAAGAATTAACTTATTATTCAAAATACAGTTGGACTGAAAATCCACAAGACCCTTATGTCTGGTTAGATAAAGATGGTAAGTGGTATAAACAAATTGCAGGACAAAAGGATAGAATCTATTATGAAACAACTCAGTTTTAACAAAAATGGAGAAAAACATGAACCAATAAAATTTTGGAATTTAGACGATGGTAATATCATCGCGATTTATCAAGGAAATCGAGGTAAAAATCCTGAACTTGATTACATTGTAAAATATTTGGCACCCGGGAAAAGATTAAGGGCACCATCACACACCCATTGGATTGTGGACTTACTTATAAAAGCGGAAAGACATAAAGAAATTGTAAAAAACTTTATTCAAGAATGGTATGAATTGTATGATATAATCGAACCCTTCAATTCAAACGAAGAAAGAAAATCTTATAAACCGTTTTACAGACATTATATGACGGGTAAGTATTTCACTCTATGTCCTTATGGTGATTTTGGGGTTGAATTTTTATCCATACTTATAGAATTATTTATAAAGTGTGAAAAACAAAGTGAAGGTGCATATATGTTTAAAAATATGTTAGGGTTAGTAAAAGATTATTGTGAAGGAAAAAAAGATTTTTACCAAATAATTTCTCATTCTAAAAGAGTTTAAATACCTTTGTCAAAACAAATAAAAATTATGAAAAAGTATCTACTGTTGGTTTTTGGTGATTTAGAAAAAGAAAATGTGATTGATGCGGTATTTCATGGAATGACTACCGTTGTAGACTCCAAATTTTTGAAGTTTCAATTTACAAATGGAACCGGAATATTCCATTTTGCGTCAGAAGTGAACCATGAAGATTTGTATGACTTTATTACCGGACTTTTTTATGGTATATCTGAAAACTTTATACTGACAGAAGTGTCTGACAAATTGACAGTTCACATGGAGGATAAAGTTAAGGCACACTTATTGGATTTAGATAATGAAACAGAATCAGTAGAAATGACCTTTGATTTTTCAACAATGAATAAACCCGGTATAGAAGAGTTTAGTGATGACTTTGTTGAATTTATTTTAGACGAATTCAAAAAAGAAGTTAAACCTCCAACTTTGAATCAAATCTTAGATAAGATTAATGAAAAAGGAATAAAATCCCTTTCTGCATACGAAAAAGAAATTTTAGACAACTATAGTAAAAATTAAATTATGAAAGAAAAAAATTCGGTAATTCCAATTAACCAAGAAGAAATCTCCTCTTATTTGAAAGATATCAGGAAGTTAAAAGTTATGACACCTGATAGAGAAAGATTTCTATCTGAGAGAATGCAGTCAGGAACCCTGACCACTGAGCAAGAAAAAGAAATAAAAAAAGAATTACTTGAAGGTAATTTGAGATTCGTTATTACTGTGAGTAAACAATATCAAAATCAAGGTTTAGAATTACCTGATTTGATTGCGGAGGGTAATTACGGACTATTGAGAGCAATTGAAAATTTTGATTGGACAAAGAACCTAAGATTCATATCCTACGCTGTATGGTGGGTTAGACAATCAATTTTACAGTCTTTGAACGAAAACGCTCGGACAATTAGATTCCCAGTTAATGTCGTCCAAGAGTTTCAAAAGGCTAAAAAAGAACAAGAAATTACGGGAGAAGAACTACCGGATAAATACGTGAACTTACCATACACTATTAATTTAGATAATCCTTTGAATGAAGAAGGAGATACTCTATTGGATGTTTTAGAAAACCCGAACTCAGAAAAACCTGAGGAAGTTTTCTCAACTAAAGACGTTCTAAAAGATAAACTAATGTCAATTCTTAACATCCTTGATGAAAGAGAGAAAGTAATTATAGAGGATTATTTTGGTCTCACAGGTAGTCAAAGAACTTTAGAAGACATTGGAAATGATTTCGATTTGACTAAAGAAAGGGTTCGTCAGATTAAGGAAAAGGCTCTCAGGAAACTACGAAACGAATCGAGTATACTATTCGATTATTTATAATTTCAAATTTAGGGTGTATTTATTTAATACACCTTTTATTTTTGTAATAAAACAACATAATTATGAAAAAATTTATAAAAGAAAATTTTACAACAATTGTTTTAATAATTTCCGTTTTGACATTGTTCAAAAGTTGTGGAGACTCACGAGAGCTATCTTCAATAAAAAAAGAAATTAAACAAATCAAAGATTCTACATATACTAAAAATGAGTTGAATGTGGAATTGAAAGTATCGGGATTAGAGGCCGAGAAAAGAATGATACAAGCGACAGATAGAAGTATCTTAGATGTTCAAAGACAAACTCAGATAGAACAGGAAATAAAACAATTAAGAGGAGGTAAATAATGAATTGGTTCCAAAGAAATTTTAAAACATTAATCTATTGTTCCTTTTTGGTTCCAATACTTACGGTTGCAATCGTGTCAATATCTCACGTAACAAAATGGTATGGAATATCAAACCCTCTTAGTTGGGCAATTTACCTTTCAGTAGGTATTGAAATTGCTGCTTTGTCGGCACTTGCTGCAATATCTGCAAAGATGGGGAAAAAGGTTTATTTTCCATTTATCATCGTGACTTTAGTTCAGTTCATTGGAAACATATTTTTCGCTTATCAATATATTGATGTCAACAGCGAATCATTTAAAGATTGGGTGGATATGGTGGACCCACTAGTGACCTATTTAGGTGTGGAGTCCGGTAATGTCATAGGACACAAAAGATTTCTAGCTTTGTTTGCAGGTGGAATGCTTCCACTTATTTCATTGTCGTTTTTACATATGTTAGTGAAATTTGAAGAAGAGGAAAAGAAAACTCCTAACATAGAACCAATTATTGACATCGATGCTTTAAGTATAGAAGCGGGAAAAAAAGAGGCGGAAATTGAAAAAGAAAAATATACACCAACCGATGAAGACCTAAAAAAATTAGAAGAAGTTTTGTTAAAATCATCTCAAGCACCAAAAAACGCTTCTGAAATGATATTGACAACTGAGGAAGATATTATCAAATCAATACCTCCGGATGATGAAATGTCTGATTGGGATATCACACTTATGGATGGTTTGGAAGACGAAAGTATCCAAGAAATACCTGAACAAAAAGAGGAACCCATTAAAAAAACATTAGTTTACACAAAATGAAATGGTTAATATCGAAGAATATAACAAATTTATAGGCGTTGGTAAAACCAAAGTAAAAAAACAAATTATTATTTGTCATACGTCAAGGGAGGTTGAGGAATACTTAACCTCCTTAAAATTTAGATACAATCAAAAATATGACAAAATACCTCATTACGTTATAACCAAATCCGGAAAAATCTTACAACTACTTCCCAACCAAGAATACAGTAATTTTTTCTACGATGAAAGTATCAATAGAAATTCTGTAATAGTTTCTTTGGAAAATTTAGGTTGGTTAGAAAAGAAACCACTCACAAATCAATACATTAACTGGAAAGGAAATATTTATATTGACAAGCCTTATGAAAAAAAGTGGAGAGACTATTTTTTTTGGGAACCATATACCGATTTTCAATTTGAAAGTTTACTTAATTTAAGTTTAGAACTTTGTAGTAATTTGAAAATACAAAAAAAATGTACTGGTCACAACACAAAAATAAATGGAGTTAAAAATTTTGATGGAATTGTTTTCAGGAGTAATTATGACGAAAGATTTACTGACCTCAACCCATCCTTTAATTTTGAAAATTTTTTAAATAAAATACAATATGAGCAGATATCACGATGATAGATACGATGAAATAAAATCCTTGATTAAGAAATCAAGATATATTAACGAACAGAACGAAAGGATTAATATCGGAAAAAGTATCGAAGATAGAATTAAATCAGATACCGGTTATGAAACCGCCGAAGACCCTGAAGAAGAAGAAAAGAAAACCCCGGACGATAAAGTTCAAAAATATAAAATTGGTGGTGGAATTTTGGCACTACATGGTAAGCAAAGAGATAAATTACAAATCACTTCCGATGATAAAAGTGCGTTCATGGAAACAATGGATGAATTTATCGAGGAGGTTTCCGATTTGGTTGACTTCAATGAGCTGAACGTTTATACAAATAACGTTGAATGGTCCGGTAAAATAATAGACCAAGACATGGATTTTATTTTCACTATAGGAGAAAGTAATGGGATTTATATAAATGGTGATGCCGTGAAAGTGGACCCTGACTTTTTGGATATGATTAATAAACTTCAAAGGTTTTATGAAAAATTCAAATCAAAATGGTCAAAAATAATCGCACAAAGAAAAATAACTAAAGAAGAATGAAAAATTTATTAGAGACTTCTGTCAAAATATTTATTGTAATTGCAATATTGTATCTTGTCTTCAATTCTTTTTTTAACACTTCAATAGACCAAGAGTATAAAAAGTCTATTGATTCATTGAATACGAATATACAGATGCTTGAGAAAAAACAAGATAGTCTGAATCAGGATATCAAGAATTATCAAACTGAAATTACTAAGGTGGATAATACCATCCAAACAATAAAAAATCAAAAAACAATTGTTAAAGAATACTATCATGAAAAAATTATTTCTATTGACGGTTTTTCTCGTAGCGAAATCGACACTTTTTTCACAAACCGTTACGGATACAACAACTAAGTGTTTTCCAATTCCTATGGTTAAACTAATAATGAAGGACCTTCTCAGTGGAGATGAGGCGAAAGAACAATTAAAACTTTCGGAACTACAACTTAAAGAGATGGAAAACAAAGTAAATTTGAAAGATAGTATAATTTACAAGATGAATGAGAAAGAGAAAACTTACATGCAGTTGATTTTTGACGAAAGAAGTAAATACAGCATATTAGAAGACCATACCAAGAAGGTTGAAAATGGTTTAAAGATAGAAAAATTGAAAGGAAGGTTCAGTAGAAGTATTCTTGGTGGGGGAGTCGCAATATTAATTTTATTATTAATTTTAAAATAATGGCACTAACTAATACAGAAAAAAAAGAAATTGAGACTATGATTCGTAAAGAAATTAAAAACTTTATGGATAGTTCGACTATTAAACAGTTCGAAGATAAATTTATGGAAAAAATTATCAAGGACATAAAAAGAGGTAAGTTAGAGGGAGAGGTGAAAGAGATAACATTAAAAATGTTCAGAGAATTCTATCAATTCATGTGGATGAATAGAAGTTATTGGGAACCAAGATTAAAAAATGCTTAATATGGAAAATTCAAAAGAGTTGTTTAGAAAAAAAATTTCAGATGCTTTTAATTCTTTACCAGAAATAAATACTAAAACTATGCTTGATTCGGTAAAGTATCAAGGTATGGTTAAAGAAGACGGTGAAGTTGAAGAAAAATGGAGTGAAAAATATAAAAAAAGCATTGATTGTAATAACCCTAAGGGATTTAGTCAAAAGGCTCATTGCCAAGGAAGAAAGAAGAAAAAAGAAACCAAAGAAGCGACTGGTTCAGGTTCTTCAGGAGGATATGAAGCACCTTTATTTGGTGAAGAAAAAGATACTGAAAAATTTGAAGCTCCTGTGGCTTTTGCCGATAGTGAATTTGTAAGGAGAAGTCACTCAGAAACCAAAAAAATTGAGGCGACTGAAGCGACAGGTAGTGGTTCTGTAGGAGCATACTCAACACCCGCATTTTTAGCAAAATCAACAAGTAAAAAAAATTGGAGAGGCAAATCAAAAACACAAATACCGGGAGGAACTTTTGTATCTGTAAAGAAAAAATGTAAAAAGTTCCCATACTGTAACCAAGGTGATATAAACGCTCTCAATATCTTCAAAGAAGAATCAGTTCAAGAAGCGATAAAGACGGTCTCTGAAAAATTAAACCTCAGTGAAAATGTAATTAAAGCTATTTTGGATTATGAGTATGAAAAATTGGGTAAAGAAAGATATTTATAATAAAATAATATTAACATGAAATTATCAGGAAAAAGTATAGACAAACTTGTTGAAAGTATTTTGAACGAGGAAATAAATAACAAAGTTTCTTTAGTAGTTGAGAAATTAAAAGGTAAACAACATAAATTAGATGTTGCGGCACCGAAAGGTAAATTAACTAAAGCGGATTTTGACAAATTAAGAGGTGCAAAGAAAAAAGAAGCCAAAGAAGGTAAGGGAATGTGTGAACAATGTGGTAGTGAGATGTCCGAAGGTGTATGTAATGAATGTGGAAGTGTTGGTGTTTTTGAAGGGGACGATATAGAAGTTGGAGAAGGAAATAAATTTTCCGGAGAATTAGAAAAAGCGAGAAAAGAAAATAAAAAAGAATTTACTGTTGATGGCAAAACTTATCCTGTAAAAGAAGGTAAGGAAAAATGGATTCAAAAAACAGGGATGAAAAAAGGTGCACTACATAAAAAACTTGGAGTTCCTGAAGATGAGACAATACCTGTTTCTAAATTAAAATCATTAAAAAAAGAATTACAAGGTAAATCTAAGGGTGATAAGAAACTTTCAGCGTCAGACCTGAAACTTCTTAAACAAGTCAATATGGCGTTAAATTTAAAAAGTTTAAAAGAAAGTAGTGTTTTAAACTTAACTGAAACAGAATTGGTTGACATGATTGAAAACATTGTTTTAGAACAAAAAACCAAAAAAGAGGAAGATATTAAAGTTTCAAAAGTGACAAACAAATTGAAGGATACAATAAGTAAAAAATATGTGCCAGGTTTGGCAAAAACACAAAAAAGTTTGGATGCAAGTAAAAAAGAAAATGATGATTATATTGCATCTGTTACCAAAAAAATGAAAGAATATTTAAAAAATGGTTCTGAAGAAACATATGAATCTAATCCCGAAAAATTCCCACAAGGAAATGGACAAATGAAAAAAGGAGATGTTAAAGCATACTCTCCATCAGATGCTGTTGAAGAATACATTGAAGCGTTTTCTTATCCCGGTATGACAAACTTAGTGTATGACGAAATTAAACCTGAAGAAGAAAAAATAGAAATGTATCTAAAAGGTAATTCTAAAACAGGTAATGCTGAAGTTGATGAATCAGGAAAGGCGTTAGGTAATGTTGTTCCAAGTAAGACAGGGGAAAGATTCATGAAGAATTACAAAGACAATTTATACGGTGCAGAACAAATGGGTGCTTCTTATAAGAGATATCCACAAGACACTATTGAAGTTGCTGGAGAAAAAAGAAAAGACGGAAAATTGAAAAATACAAGTAAGGCTCAAAAAGTTTTAAATAAAGTCGAAGAATCGGAAGAAAAGAAAGAAAAAATAATTTCCGAAGAGATGAATAAGATGAAAAATCTTATTTCTTACAATAAGAAAACTCAATAAAAATTCACATTATTTATAAATTGATTATATTCTCCATAGTAAACTATGGAGAATTTTTTTAATTGGATGTCACAACCCATTCCAAAGGATGAAGTAATAGTTTGGTTTAATATTCATAACATGAGTTATGAGAAAATTGAATTGTATGGTGATATTTTCAAATCACTGTATCAAATTATTAATAATACCTACTTAGGTTCCGACAACTCAGAAACAAAAATATTTTTGAGTGATGAAGATAACCAAAACCATTTTGAATGGTGTTGGAAAACTATTTTGGATTTGTTCAAAAAAGAAAATATACATTTGAAACCGGATGGACAACTAAAAAACTATTTCAAATCCTTTTTTTCTGAAACTTTTTATGAGCCAAATCAAAAAAATATCAAATTGGCAATTCCCAATTTTCTAGATGATGTGTTTTGTTTAGACACTCCTTTTACGAAATCGGACTTAGATTTATTAACAGAAGTCTATAACTTATTAGAAAAAAATATGGAATAAATCCCTTTTCTATTTACACCAGCAATAAAAAAATTAAATTTTATTAAAATAAACAATTATGGAAACATTAGAACAAATCAAAACTTTGGTAGAGTCATTAACCACTGACACAACCAAATTCTACGCAGGAAACAAAAGTGCGGGAACAAGAGCTAGAAAATCGGCTCAAGAACTAAAATCTTTGCTTCAACAATTAAGAGGTGAAATTTTGGAAAACAGAAAGACTACTGAAAATGCTTAATTTGAATACTTTATTTTTTTTCATACTAGTCTTTACATCCTTAGTCTCTTTAAGGGGCTTTGGTAAAATTATAGGCTCCCTGTTAAGTGGAGAACCCTTAATCTTGGTATTCAGTAATAGGGAGCTTATATATTTTTCATTATCATTTAGCTACGTAATAACATATATTTTTAACAAATGAGTTTTTATAAAGAAATACTACCATTCATTGATTTTATTCATTCAATAAGAAAACTTGAATCATATTTGAGTTTTGATATGAAATTCCCGGTTAAATGGAATTTACCTAAAAATCTTGGCGAAGAAGGACAATTAATTCCTTTCGAAGTTGGTGTTGATAATATGAAAGGATGGTCATTCGTTAGCAAAACTGATGAAAGTGAAATCAATTTAGTTTTAACAAAGATTTTAAAAATTATCAAGTATAATAAAGAAAGAGAAATCAAAGAAAGATTATTTAAAGATACTGTGGATAAATTGAAATCTACATTCGAAAAAACAGATTTAGATAAACTTCAAAAGTTATATTTTGATTTTGAATCAGATTATGACGAAACATCTTTAGACGATGAGCAAAACGGACAGGAATCAACAAGCCTTAACGTGGCTTGAGAAAGAAAAACAAAAGGATAATCTCGAAATTAAATCAACTAAGGATAAACTCATAAAAGAAATTAAGGGTTTAAACAAAGAAGAGTTATTCAAAAAAGAACCTGAAAAAAAGACGACAATATGGCAGAAGATAAGACAAATGATTTGGGGGAATTAGAAAAATTGGCATTGATTGCCGATTCGTTACAAACCTTATTCAAAGGAAGGTCATCTGTTGCTTTAGAGTTGAATAAAGAGGAATATATAAAAATGATTAACCATTTCAGGGAAATCGACAGACATCACAAACAATTCACAATTGATATCTCAGGAACTAATTTTCTTTTTATTTTGGACGAGGATATGTTGTAAACTTTCTATATAATATCTTTTTGTCAATACCCGCCCTTCCCAAAACTTCAAATAAATATTTTTTCTGAGCTGACGAATAATCTTTAACGAATATACAATCAGTCCTTTTATTTTTAAAAAAATAGTCTGTCAAACAGTCTAAAAATCTTGTAGATTCATCCTCACTCTTCAAAGAAAATAAAAATACTTTCTCATTCATTTGAATAATAATTTTATTATTCAAACTTGAAATCATTTTAACACCATCTCCTTTAATGTAATTCTTTATTAATTCAGAAGTTGTAATTTTTTTATTCTTTTGAATGTCAAATATTTTTTCTTCTTTTTTGTAGGGTTGAATCTTCACTAAAGTCATATTATCATCCTCTAACTTTACCTTTATATTTCTACCATATTCATCAGTCATATAAATTGGAAAAAGTTGTCTATCTGTTAGTTCAACCAGTCCAACTTCGTAATTACAATCCGCTCCATTCTCAACTTTTTTTTCGAAGATGACTTCTTCATTTATTTTAGTTATCTTTTTATAAAAAGAATCTGCTTTACCAAAGGTTATAAATTTCTTTATTATTCTTTTTTTGGTTTTATTTTTGAACAAAACAACAATATAGTTCTCCATTATGAAAAATTACTATGAAATTTTAGGAATTGAAGAGAAAGCAACACAAGAAGAAATAAAAAAAGTTTTTCGTAAACTTGCCATCCAACACCATCCGGACAAAGGTGGAGATGAAAACAAGTTTAAAGAAATTAATGAAGCTTATGAAGTTCTTGGAGATGAGAACAGACGTAGAGAATATGATAATAGAAAAACCAATCCTTATGGAGGAACTCAGTTTGAAGATTTGTTTTCTCAAATGTTTGGTGGGAATAATCCATTCGGAGGAGGTAATCCTTTTGAACAGAGAAGACAACAAGCCGCCCCATCTAAAATTATAAAACTTAAGATAACTCCTGTAGAATCATTTTTGGGTTCTGAAAAGAAAATTTTATACTTTAAGGAAAATCACTGTGGAAACTGTAATGGTTCAGGTGGAGACCAACAATCCTGTGGTGGTTGTGGAGGTGTTGGATTCAAAATAAAAACATTTGGCACCGGATTCATGGTTCAACAGGTTAGAACTGCTTGTGAGAACTGTGGGGGTAGAGGGTATACTTTGATTCATAGATGTATTACGTGTGCCGGCAAAGGAACAAAAACTGAAACTAACGAGATTAATATTAAACTCCCTGTTGGGATTGATAATGGACAATATGTCAAATTACAAGGTCTTGGTGATTTTCAGAATGGAATATACGGTGATTTGGTTATACAAATAGAATTAGAATCTAGTGAAGGTTTCGAAAAAATAAACAACGATTTAATCTATAATTTGTTTTTCGATTTGGAAGATTTGAAGAAAGATGTATATACTATACCACACCCAAGTGGTAAATTAAATACAACTGCACCTAAAACATTTGATAGTTCTAAACCTTTACGACTCAAAGGTAAAGGATATAATGGCGGAGACATGTATGTTAAACTACATGTCAAATTTGACAGGGGTTAATTACAGAAAATTCTTTATTAGTTGAATTGTTCCATAAATAGAAGTTGCAAACATATAAAGACCTAAAACAACCAAAAACTTTTCTTTGATTGACAAACTATCTTT